CAAGATTCCTACGACCAAGGTTTAGTGCCTTTGCAGAAGTTACAGCATTATCAGCAATCTTTGCAGTTGTCACCGAACCATCTGGAATTGCAGTGATATCGGCATCAACCGCACCAGCAGGAATCTTTGCAGCAGTTACAGCATCATTTGCGATTGCGTTTGTACCAATAGTATCAATTGCCATTGTCTACCCCTTATGCGATTGTGCATCCAACATTAGATACAGCTGCCCATCCACCAGTTGTATTGTATACTAAGAGTACACTATCACCAACATCATTGAATGTAATTGTTGTTCCGTTTGCAAAAGTTGCTGGAGTGAGAGTTCCATCTCCACCGTCTGCAACCATAGTAATAATTTTCATTTGACCGTTTGCACCGTTAGCAAGTGTCAATGCATCTGCACCAGTTGTAGTAACTTGTGTAATCAACGAAGTGATATCCACTGCACCAGCACCAGAAAGTGCTTGTACTGTACCGAACATTGCACCCATAGTTTTGTTAGTCATTGTAACTGCATGGTCTTTGAAGACAAACTCATCATTACCAGCAAGTAACGGAAGAGTTACAGTTCTATCGGCCGCAAGTTCTGATACTGCGAACACATATTGGTGGTCAGAAGATGTATCATTAATTTGCGGTAATGTTAAAGTTTTTGCAGCAAGTGTTTGAGTTGCAGTAGTACCAACCAGTTCTTGATTGCCACCGGCAGGAAGTGTCAAGGTGTTTGTCACACCGGCACTATGCGGTTGTGCGATAATCTTTTGACCGTGAGAGTTTTGTTCACAGTTAAGAGTGATTGCACCAGAGTTTGAACCACCACCTTGAATCTCTACTACTTGGTTTGCGGCAGTAATTTCTAACTCACCAGTTGCATTCTGAATACCTTCAGTAGTCAGAGTTGTAATTGTTTGGGAAGTAGTTGTACCACCAACAACACCATTGATTGTAGGTGCAGTTAAAGTTTTGTTAGTCATAGTCTGAGTTGCAGCAAGTAAACCTACTGTGTCAGACGTAAGAGTAGAACCATCACCGAGCTTGGTGTATACTTCTACAAAGTTGGCGTTGATTTTGCCTGCGCCACTACGAAGGTCATCACCTGTTCCGTCATTGGCTGAAGAACCACGCCCGATTGCTTGATATGCCATTTTTGGTTTCTCCTAGAGTATATTTATACCTTTATTTATAAGGTTTGTTAACCATCGTCCATCGTAATTACTGTCTGGTCGAATGTATTTGCTATCGTACTAAAGTCTACTGGAACACCAGCAGTCTGTTCATCAAATTTCTCTGCATTATTATCAAAAGTGACTAGTGTTTCAGAGAAGTCAGTCACAGTTGGAGTTGCACTTGAACTACCACTTTCTGAGAATTCATTAATCGTATCATCAAATGTGATAAATGAATCTGAGAAGTTACTGGTAGAACTAGTTGAACTGATATTAATCTCGCCAGGAGGCGGTACATTAATCCTTGTGGTAAATGCGGCCTGTGGAATATTAACATCACTTGCATCAAACCCCTCTTGGTCAGAATCAAACTTCTGAGTTGTATCATCAAAACTATCTACATTTCCACCACGTTCTGATACTTGATTAATTCTGAAATGTTTGAACTGTTCAATGTTATAATATGCTCTGTCGTTCTCACCACTTCTTGCAGTTCTTCTAAAGTTTGGATAATGTGCAAGTTCTGAATCTGTCAACATGGGTTCAACCGCAAAGGCATACTTTGCAAGGTTTTCCAGAGTAGGCCCGATACCCAAGTTTGCGTTTGCACGAACCACACCAACACTAATTGTATTAATTCTTGTAAGAGTAAGGTCACGTTCAGTGTTAGATAAGATTGCGTCAGAACCAACTGAAGGTGTTGCACGAACTGAAGTTCCATCATCTACCGTACCAAGTCTTCTACCAAAGATAGTTGTAAATACTGTAGTAAAGAGAGATGCAAGTTCTGGTGTGAATGTTCCTTCTGGTACACTAAGGTCACCGGCAGTGAACGCATTTATACCAGCAGTTACAGATGATACAATTGAAACCTCACCAAAGACCGCCCAACCAGCAGGATGGACTGTTCTCTTGATTGCGTTTCTCCATGTGTTAATTGATTCACCAACTCTAACCACATACGAGTAATCTTGATAATAGAAACTATCTTGTACTCTCATCACATCAGATGAAATCTTACCACGTTCACCTAAGAACTCACCAGAGGTTGTTGCAACAGTACCGACTTGTGGAGTGATTGTTGGAGTATCAACTTGAGCGATTGTTGCACTTGCACCAGAGGTTGTGATACTATTACCGTTTGATAAGTTTGCAGTTGTATTAATAGATAACAATTGTCGTGTACTGTCAAATGCAGTGACCGTACCAGTGTGTGATGTTAACACATCTCCAATAGAAAATGTTCCTGTAATATCTTTAATGACGGCGTGTCTAAATGGACTGAACGCTGGGGCCGATGAATAATTAAAACCAAAGTTTGTAATCTCAACATCTTTTACTGCACCAATACCAGAAGTCGAAGTCGGCAAAAGTTTTGCACCACTACCAGAACTAGTTGTAATGCTTGTAACAGTAGGAAGTTTCGTGTAACCAAAACCACCATTAATAAGTCTTACATCTGTAATAGACCCACGTTCTGCAACGGAACTGCCTGGCGCATCACCAAAGGTTGCGTCTTCAAGAACTATCTTAGTTCCATGATATGTGTCGTTCATGAACGACTGAGTTCCATCTTCAAGAACAATATGGTCATCTAAGGACATTCCATATTGTGCGACATCACCAGCCTCAGGCGCTACTGCACCACCTACAACTTGAACCTCAGCAGAAATACCAACACCATCAGTTCCACTATTGTCAAAATTAATTGCATCACCAATTGCAAAGTTTGAACCAGCATCATCAATAACAATATCATTGACAGAACCAGCGCCAACTGTATTGATTATTGCGGTTGCAGTTTGAGAACCACTGGACGCAATGTTAACTTGTTGCCCTGCGGTATAGTATTGTCCTTCATCTGTTGTCGAAACATCTGCATCAGTAATAATAGAGAATACAGTAAATGAAACGTCTTGGTCTGATACGTTTGAAATACCCTTTACGGTTTCACCAGAAACGAATGTTCCTGTCTGGGTATCAGTATCAATCTCAATCTCAACGATATCAGTAAACGCTTCACGAATACCAATTGTAGATACTGGAATTGCAACTGCACCAGAAGTCTGACCTGTAACTGTTTGACCAATAAGTTCTTCAACATTACCAGCGGTTTCTTGAACACGCATAATAGTTCTTGAAGTCCAAACACCATCAGACGCCCGTAACATATTTTCATTAGGATATGAAATAACTGCATCATCATTAAATAAAAGTCTGAAGAATAACTCATGACCTTTTCGTGTACCTTTTGATACATACAAGTCACGAATGCTTTTAATAAGTTTTCTTTTGTCAACACCAGTATCAAGGTTATCGACAACACCATCTAAGAATGCATCTCTAAAGTTGTCAAGGAATTTGAAGATTGTCGCATCTACGTTTGCGAACTCAAGAAGTTGTTGAATGTTCTGTACAGGGTTTGCACGATATGTTTGAATTGTTCCAGATGAATTGGATACCGAACCGTTAACAGTTTCGCCTATGATAAACTGAGTTTGAGATGAAATAAACAAGCGCTTATTATCATCAACGTCATCAACAAGAACAGTTGCAGTTGCACCAGATGTTAAACCAGTGATTGTTTCCCCAACAACAAATTTGGCCTGCGAATCTTCAAGAACAACATTGTCACCATTCTCATCTAAGACAAAGTTGGTTGAAGTTGTTTCTTGAACAAGATAATTATTAACCTCACTGAAAGTAACCTCTGCACTTTCAAGGAACTGATAATACGTTCTAATAAACTGAGAAAATACAGGATGGTCTGCTTGAATAAACTCAGGCAGACTTGTTCTTACTAACGAAGATAATTTATTTGTCAGCGTATTGTCATCATAGGACATTATTAGTATCCACTACTTGTACTTGATGTGGTTGGGGTATAAGAACTAGTTGTCGTGTAACCGACACCAGCAGATGCACCACCACCAGCGATTGTATCCTCACTAGATTCAACTGTTGTGTTTGCAAAGTCAATCTGTAAAATTTGATTTCTTACTGCCACTACATCCGTTGAGTTTGGGGTAACAACAATTCTAATTTTAGAAGAAGATGCACCATCAACACTTGAGATAGAAGTAATGTTCAATGCAGTTAATTCAATAACACCAGTTTTGTAATTAATAGTACCAGCAGTTTCATCTTGATATGTGATTGTTGTTCCATCAGTATAGTAGAACATTCTCACAACACCTTGACCATTATCATTCAAGAACATTTCATTTGAATTACCAGAAATTTTAAATCCAGTAGAAGACAATACACCACCCTCGGCAGATGCATGACCAGTGTGTGGATTGTAGATTGCGTTGTTAAATTCTAAAGTATATTTTGTATTGACATTTAGAGAAGGTGTGATAAACTGTGAAAGTTTTACTGTTGTGATATTTGATAAAATTGAATCATCAGTATCATCAATCAAACCTGTTACTTGTGAATGTCTAAAGACGCCATCAAACTTTTGTAAGTTTTCTGTGTCATAATTTTGCAGTGACTTAGTAACATTACTAATCAAAGTTTCAGATGTCTTTGTTGTGTTCTTCTTGTTGAATTTAAAATTTACACCAAGACGAACAAAGGTTGTTATAGGGTTAACGATAACAGGAGTCACAGATGCAATTGCATAAGTTCCCTTTAAGTCTTTTACGATTTGTTCCTTAGCGGCCGCAGTGATAGAACCAGCAGTTGGAACAATAGAAATATATGTACGACCATAGACAGGTGTTGAGTTATCTTCACCACCCCACACTTGAACTGATTTTGTATTTGCATATACCTTTGGAATAATTGTCTTGTAATCTTCTGGGGTAACCGCACGACCTTGAGCAGCATAGTCTAATGGTGCATTGAGTTTGATTGATTGAATTGATTCTGGTTCTGCTCCACCAGATGCGGCGGATACAGTTGTTGTTGTAACATTTGTAATACCAGAAATAGTTGCGGTTGTTCTAAAGTTGGTTGCACCGTTTGCTTTGGTTTTATTAGTTACCACATATGATAACACCACTACATTATTGTCAGACAATGCACGACCCACAATACCGTCACCAAAGTAAACCTCAAATCTACCATCACCACACTCCTGTAGGAAGTATACATTAGAAGTTGAACCGACTTGAGTAATGTCTGTCGCAAGTGTATATGTTGTAAAGTTAGATGAAGATGCAGAATCGAATACTTGAACTTTTAGAGTTGTCGTATCTGCTCGGTCACTTGTAAGTTTAAATTTTTGGTCTACGTTCTTTATATCAACAGTGTATCTGTTCTTTGTGAATGTTCCCTCATAGATTGGAATATTTGAAAATGAAAGAATACCATTCGCAACAGGTATAGTGACTTCAGATATTGTTACGAACTGATAAGACACATCATCAACACTTGCAGTGAAAACTGTTTCTGCTGGAATTGTTGCAGTAGTTAATGTTGATGGGAAACTATTCAGAGATACATTGATTGTACCAATCGGAGCTCTTGCAGAGTTTGGTGTGTATCCTAAAGTCTTTGCATGAGAAACAACAGACGCACGAACCGAAGCGGTATCCAGAAACATTTCGTTTGCAGCCATGTTGACATTCATTGCAAGGTAATGTGTATTATATGCAAGTAAGTCCATTAATGCATTGATACCAGAACCTTCAAAATCATAATCCGTAAACTCATCTTGGTTACGCATAAATGTTTTTAGATTCGTTTTGATATCATCAAAATCTAATTCGGTGACATTAAGTCTTTTATCTGTGCTTGCCATCTTATCTAATTCTCTCTAATGTGAATGATAAATCTTGAAGTTCGGCAGGAGCATTCTGGATATAAAACTCCACTGTCACCTCATATTGATTGTTATCAAATCTTGGTATAACTTCAACCCCAGCGAGTAACGCTCTAGGTTCAAAGTTTGTAATTACATCCTCAATCTTTCTTGCAAGAGTATTTGCAGTGAAGGGAGTCATGTTCTCAAACAAAAGGTCACGAACACCAGAACCAATCTCTGGATGAAAAGGTTTTTCAAAGTGACCATACTGAACAAGGTTTCTTACACTTCTTTTAACAGCGGCCGCATTTGACAAAGGCACCAAATCTCTTTTGATAGGATGTTTTGTAAAGTTAAGATTTAAATCTTTGTACACCTGTGCATTACGATTAGTATCGTTTGTTGCCTGTGCATCTCTGTATGCGGATTGTACTGTCATCTTAGTCTCTCTTTTTATTATTTAGTCCGTTTATCCACCAGCATTAACATTTGGTGAACCAGAAGCAGACGCATTCGGCACCCAACTTCCATGACCACCTGTTCCATCACCCTGTCTGTGAACACCAATACCATTTACAAAAACTGTACCAGAACCACCAACTGCTGGGTCACCACAACCTGTCGCATCCCCAATACGAACTGTTGCGGCTCCATTAGTATTTACATTTGAAGAACCAGATGCATATGCGGTTTTGTGAAATGGATTTGGTGTAGGACTTGCGTGACCTACATGACTATCTAATCCTACTCTTGTTACTGCGGGCATGACATATCCTAGTTTAAGTTAATAACACCAGCATCAATGTCTACTTCAGAAGAAGCATCCAAGTCTAGTGTTCCTGTTATGTTTGTAGTTTGGTTTGCGGCATATGTTTCAGTAACAGCACCAGTTACATTTTCGGTCTTTGTATCTTTATACGTTTCTGACACTGCACCTGTAACATCTTGTGTTAGTGTTCCTTTGATTACCTCATTGACATTACCATCAACTTGAATATCCCAATCACCTTTAATATAAGTCTTGCAGTTTGAGTCGATTGTAAGATTGACATCACCCTTGACGTTGACAAAGTTTGCGCCTGCAATAATCTCATAGTTGTTTCCTACAACTCTTGTGACCACATTACCGTCTGCATCAATCTCTCTGAATGTTCCACTCTTGTGTTTCTCATAGATACGTTCCGCATATGGTGTGTCATCAAACTCAACAATGTGGCCACTCTCTGTTTCGTATGTACGGTTGTATGGATATTCCGTGTTGCGTCTTTTGTAAGGAGCAGTTCTATTTTCTTTTGTTTCTGGATTGCGGCCTGTTGCATCTGCACCTCTAACGGAATCATCCGTAGTCTTTGGTTCTTTCCACGTTGTTGCAGATGGGTCAATGTTGGTTGCGATTGCTTTACCAGAATATATTTCTTTTTCGTTTGCGGTTGGTACGCCTTCTGTTACCGCACCATCACGTTCTTGAATCTCTGTATGAATATTGTTTGTGTCATTCTTTGCAAGTCTGGATACGTCACTATCATTAGTTCGTAAAGGATAAGGCCCAAAGTCTGGTTTGTATTTGTATGCACCTTCACTTTGTTCCGCACTTTCACTACGAGGGTCATTGAAACCAGTGTCAACCTTTTGTGTTTCAGATGGAACGCCTGGTAATGTTCCGATAACAATTGGTTCTTGCATATTATCTGGGTCACGCCAGAAACCTACAACCCAACTACCTTCAACGATAAACGGCATACCTTCACCCAATCCACCCATAGAAGAAGTGGTTGTCGGCATCATAACCCATGCCCAAGGTAAATCCGTTGTTGGAATTTTATTTACGTCATCTGTATGGTATCCAACGCACCGCACACGAACACGGCCGAGTTTATCTGGGTCTTGTCTATCCTCGACAACACCAGTAAACCATATGAATCCATCTCTACCTAAGAAGTTCTGCATATAGATATTTATACAGAAAAGGGGGAACGATTGTTCCCCCTTGATTGGCGCATCCTACAGGACTCGAACCTGTGACCTACGGTTTAGAAGACCGTTGCTCTAATCCAGCTGAGCTAAGGATGCATTGTCCTATTCTACTCTGTCGTGGATTGCAACCGCACCATAGAAACCGTGACCAAGAAATGACTTAATCATATCACTGAACCTTGAGTCGGATGTTCCAGCATAGTTACCACCCATCATAGTCTGTTTACCTTCACATTCTTCTGGAATAACTTTCACTGAAGAACCAAAACCGAAAGTCTGTTTCACCAACTGTGCGGCAGGATAATCCTCACTTGGGTCAAACGGCCCAGGCACGTTAGTCAGACAAAGACCTTTGATATCCCTAGACGAGACACCACCATTTGTGCAATCATACTTTGATGACGCATCCTTATAAACATTCACTAGTAAACCCATAATTATTCTCCTCTCTTAGTAAGGGCAATCTTGATAGTTGCCCCAAAGTTCATTCCACATTTCGGTGACCGCACCTTCGGCGATACCAATATCGAAATGTGTCTTCAGTCCAAGTTGGTCAACAACCCAAGACTTCACTTCAGAAACATCTTCTGATTCTGAAATCTTATCTTCAAGACCAACAAGGTCATAGACATTCTCTTCAATGTCCATCATGTAGTTTTTCACTTTACCCATTTTCATTCTCCTTATAGATTATAATACCACCTGTGACAAGCAATGTCAACCCTATAAAACAAATAATCAACATTTCTTCTAGGGTGTTTGCATACTCCATGCACTTACCGTCACAGTCACCAGCACTGCCTGCAATCGCAACCAGACCAGCAAAAATAAAAAACGCACCTAACATCTGTTTCAACATTACGCAACCTCCTTCAAGACATAACCTTTATCCCACTTACCAACATTGACATCCAAGTAATACGCAATGTCAAAGTAGTCACTCATTGCATCAGACTTGTTGTACCAAGTAGTACCTTTCATCGCACCAATCAACTCCTCATAGAAGTTACTGATTTTTTCATCAGTCGCCCACTCATCTGCGTAGCAGGTATTGACTTGAAGGTGGTCACCAATAGGATAACTCTGTTGACCACGTTGTTCCGCAACCTTGTCATTGTGTTTCTGTGCATCACCAAGAAGGTCAAGAACACCTTCCTTTAGATTAACAACCAAAGAACTGTGATGGTTGATACCGATAGTACCTTTCATACCATACTTCTTCAATACCGCCTTGATGGCAGGAGCAAGTTCTTTCTTTTTCTCTTGTGAAATATAAGCCATTTCGTTTCCTTTCTCTCTATTACCCTTATACTATATCAATGTTTTCATAACAAGTCAAGGCTTTTTTTCACTTTTTTTTCAAATAAAAAGCCTAGTAATATCAAGGGTTTATCCCCACTGAAGTTCATTGTCAGCGAGGATAATGTCACGAACACGTTCACGGTCAACCGAATCGCCCCCACCCCACTCAAGTGATTCGGCCTGACCGATTTGAGTGATGTAGGTTTGTACACCATTGATGACCATTTGATTAGTCATACCCTTGATAGGATAGATACCAGACTTTTCATTGTAGAACGAATCTACATAAGCGATAAAGTCACATAGAGTATTCACGATTGTTTCTGTATTAGTCATAAGTCACCTGTGCTGCATAATCAATATCATCGAAGATTTTCTCTAGTTCCGCAATCTTTTCTTTGCACTTCATCATTGCGAAACCATTGCCTGGAGTCTTCTTCTTCTTTCGTTCTAGTGTCTTCAACATATCTTTGAAGAACACATACTCATTTTGTAATTGTGTCAACTGTTCCATTATATAATCTCCAAGTTATCAGCAGTAAACCGTTTTACTGCACCATCATCAAAATAGACAGTGTAGTATGTAACACCATCCACATCCTCAATAGAACCAATCCGTCCTATCATACCATAGTCAGTCATAACCAAAGTATCAAAAGTCATTACGCAGCCTCTCCAAAAAGTTTACCCATACCTTCAAACACAATGTTGTAAGCAGTACACTCATAACACCAATGTTCAAAGAAGTCATTATCATCACCGTAAATCATCTCATCCTTCTCACCATTGTAGTAGGCGTTCTGGTCAGTGACATAACGATTCCAAACATCGTTCATATATTCCATACCGTCAAGAAGGTTATCATTAGCACGACCCTTGATGATGCGAACCGCCTCATCCCAAGTCATACCCTCGACTACATGGAAATCATTCATACGAAACATTTTTAGTACCTCTCTCATTGACTATACATATACTATACCAATGTTTTCATAACAAGTCAAGGGCAAAAAACAGATTTATTTTCTCAATAATATCAGTGACTTACGAGTCGGATTTTTGGATTTTTTGGGAAGGGAAGAGGTTTTTTCAGCGAATCGTACAGATGATTCGCAAAGTGATTCGGCGGTGGTGCCCCCAGCGAGACTCGAACTCGCACGACTAAAAGTCTCAAGATTTTAAGTCTTGTGTGTCTACCTATTCCACCACAGGGGCGTAACCACTAAGAAACGAAGTACTTACCGATACCTAAGATAAGTAGTACACCTAATACGGTGTTAAGAAGAGTGAGCGCTCTGTCGTGCCAGCGCAGGCCTACGAATGTCCATCCGATTACTCCCAACAAACTGAACACCATATCATATAGATGCAGTTCAAGAGAACGACACATAACGGCTGCAATCACCAGAAGTGTACTCACCCATTTCACATACCATGTAAGGTCATGTAGAGGTGTTACCTTAGATAGTTTCTTTTCCACGTTTCTGACTTTCCATAATCTGTTCAATACGTTCCCACTCACGTTCTTCATATTCACTCATAGGTTCTGAAGACCAATTTGTGTTGTCTTCTTTCACATAGGTAACTCTACCATATCCTCTTTCATCCACATAATTATAATCAGTGGATTGTCTCCATGTAACAGAATTACTAGGGAAGTTCTTTTCTTTCTCTTCAGATTTTGGGGGGTGGGGGTCATCCAAGATATCTAACTTAGACCACTTCTTTAACTTTGCACGTTTAATCTTTTCACGTTGAGATATCTCATCCCATGTAATATAACCATGTTCAACCAGTAGACATATCATTGTATAGACATCACCTACTTCTTCTTTGAATGTAATCTCACTATCAGAGTTGCGAAACATTTCTCCTCTGCGTATTGCTTTGGAACACGCTTGCACAAGTTCGCCACACTCTTCCATAGTGTTGACCATTATCTCTTCTGTCTTATTCATATGAACTCCTTATGGTGGGCCTGCATGGACTCGAACCATGAACCTTCAGTTTCGTAGACTGACATTCTATCCAGTTGAACTACAGGCCCTATAGTGTTAGTGGCCCTTTGATTTGAACCTTGTTGTCATGTATCTTCTGTAGTCTGGACAACTCTGCGATTGTCTCTGCGACTGTGTTAAACCAATACTCTACCTCTCCGTCTGGGTAGATTACTTTGAAATGAAACTTATCTAACAAATATATCTCCGTATCTTTATTGCATTTATAGATTATCAATCGGCACTCAGTTTTAGGGGATACCCATACTATAGCCTTACACTACCACACTCTCAACCAAATGTCAAGTACTAATCGCCCATCATGTAATACCCCTTTGCGAACACCTTGAAGTTGGTGCCGTCCTGTTCAATGACAGACAGTTCCGTACCAGTGAAATACTCCACGGCGGCTCTGAATGGATTCAAGTCTCTAATAGGAATAGTACCAGAGATAGGCAACTTCCAATCAGGCATACCATCAGTAAGTATATTGAAGTAATGCGTAAGACACTCCTTCTCTACTGTGAACCTCACCGCATCAGGCAGTCTCGCATACTCTGGTGTCTGCATAAACTTCCACTTGGTAATCGCATTACCTACAGCGAAATCCTTATTGATGTCTGCAATCTCCTGTGCAGTAAACTCTTTTGTACTCATAACAACTCCTCTATAAACCAGCACACTTGGCCAGCATCATTAACATCACAAAGGTAAACAGTCCGAACAACAGTATACCTCTCATTAGGCAGCAACCCTTAGTAACCTCTGCACATCTGCATCCTTGAAGTCACCATTCGTACCCCAATTACGGAACGCACTACACTCAGTACCATCCTTGGCGCACATATCAAACATAGGACAAGTATCACAAGGACACTCTCTCTTGTTCTCAGGGCCACTGTGAAACTCAGTGGTGTTGTACTCATGGTCATTCTCTGGGTCTTTAATACCTCTACCCATGTAAGCTTCAGCGTCAGTCCATATCATTCTATCCATATTCATACCTCTCATTAGTTATTAGATTTAGTCTTTATTCTCACTCTACATACAGATAATACCAGAATGTCAAGGAGTTGTCAAGGGCTTTCGCCAAAAAAAATCAAAGAAAAAGCCCTTATAAATCAAGGGCTTCTGAGGTGCGACAGTCTGTCCATAGGTTGTTCTGGTAACATTTCGTGGGATTTCGTGTGTTATTTGGCAGGTGATTCGGCCCGATTCGCCGATAGGCCGCAGGATTTAAAGACAAGACAGCTATATTCTTTTTAACCTTTTTTTAATTTATGGGGAATCATGGGATATCATGGGTTTCTCTGGGATTACTTTCCGCAATACCATCTTTCATCCCATCTAGGGTCATCAAGTGTCCATTCTTCTTGTATCTCTCTAACAGTTCTATAGACCTTTTCTCTACTCTCTTCGCTTGTCTTACTATCTTGTCCATCTGTACTGTCAGTGGAAACGTGACTATATTCATCTGGTACTGTTCCCCATCCTACTGTTCTATCCCATTGTCTTTGTGTATACTTACTCTGTTTTGTCATCTATATACAACCTCTTTGGACATTGATATACTGGATGTGTATATACGGTTTCTTTCTCGTTCTTTTGACACTTATATACACACATTCTATCTCTTTCCCCTGTATCAGCGATGACTATGTTCTGTGATACCAATAGACATATTAACATCTTATTCATATGTACTCCAATAGTCGTATACCGATATATGTGGTTAGACCTGTTACCAGTGCGATACCAAGTGTTCCTTCTCCCATGATAAACCCTATAAGGAATGCAAGGGTTAATGCGATGATGAATGCGTATAAGTCGTATCTGTCCATGTCTATCCTCTTGGAAATGTGTACAGAGGTTTTATCCCCTGTACACTTATTTATTTTACTGGTTCATATAGTCATCCCATGAGATGAGTTCACCGTTTTCGTATGCATCCTTTTGTACGTCATTCTGTACTTGTGGAACGATACCGACAATCTCATACCCTTGTTCTGGGATGTCAATCTTGATGCCTGGCACTGTGTTCATGACCATGTGAAATGCATCTGAATAGAGTTTGTTTGTGTTCTTTCTGAATAGACGAAATACTTCCTTACATCTCTCTACTGTTGTCTCATGTGCATATAGAATGACTTGGACTTTCTCGCCTTTTCTACCCTTTGGTACTATATGGTCTGCAAAGAACCTTTGTGGGGCCTTGCCTCCAGCGTTGATAGTATGAATACCAGAATACTCCGTGTTTGCGTTGACCCAATCTTGCCAACCAGAACCTTCCTTGTTACGCACTACCTCATCCGCATTGTTTACTCTGTCGAGTACCTTCAATACAATCTTGGTGTATGTGCCTCCACCTTCGTGAAAGAGTTCTGATACGTTATATCGTGTATGCAAAGCCGTCTCAATCGAATCTTGGTTCGGTAATACATACCCATCTGCGATATCCTCAACCAACGCAACAACACAGTCATCCATCGTCATTCTCTTAGAGTAACTGTGATTGTTTAACTTGACCGCAGATGCACGTTTCAGTTCTGGTGCAATCTTAGCGACCACAACAGGCATCCACTTCTCACCCAATCTACGCATCTCACCTTCTCTGGTTCGACCATCGTTGAGTTCACCATCATCTACGTCTTCTACTGGAAGGTCAGCGGTGATATCCCAACCGTTTCTCTTGAGGTCAAACCCAAGTGTATCATATGCATTCGGTGTACCTAATGCACGAACCCCAAGGTTATCGTCTGTCGGATGTTCTGGAATTTCACGCCATTTGATACCAACGTAATCTACTCCATCTGGAAGTTTGCGTTGAATCTCTGACTGTGGGTTTTGTTGTTGAATTGTAACTAGGTCAATGTCACGACCTAGAATCGTCTTAATGTTTGACATCATATTTCTCCTTTTCGTTGTTAAACATTTGGGTAATCAATTCGTCTTTCGACAGTCTGATTACATTATTATATAGTAGTCTATCTATGATACCCTAATACATAATTCTCTGCGGCGGAATCAGCGTATGTCTCATTATGAAATACTACCTCATCACCATGTTCTGTTTTCATGACAACTGTTTCTATTAGTTTATCTGCCTGCCAGAAATCTACTTCCCAATGGCCATGTTCGTTCTTGAAAATACAGGCGGTTCTATCTGCGTATTCGTCTACACCCATGTGTTTACTATAAAACGTCCTATTGTCTTTTACCATAATTCTAATACCCTTCCGTTTCCTACAATGATGAACAGACACGTTATAATGTGTAGTGCAACCCATGCCGTTCTAATAAGTAACATACCTATGTCATATGGTTGAGTCTTTTCGTCACTATAACTACCTAGTGCGTATTGCCATATCTTAAATATGTAATTCATGTACTCCAATATTCCTCTGCGAATTGTTGTTCAAGTTTGAATATCTCGTCCTTGAGTTTTAGTTTCTGAACCTTCATCTCTTTAGTTGGATGTTTGTCCTTATTCAGTTCATGGTGTAACTCTTTTAAATGGTTTATATACTCTCTAATATTCGTTCTCATTCGTAAAACTCCATCTTTGTACCGTTGTCAGCGGTTCTGGTTACCTTGGTCAATACACCCTGTTCTTTGGTTTCCTTGACCTTCTTTTCCCATGCAGTTTCCTGTTTTCTTCTCTGTCGTGAACGTCTTGCACTGTTGCGTTGTTTACGTCTTCTATTCTCTTGCACAAGTGACTGATTGGCCGCAACCAACAAAAGAACTGCAAGTGGGTCAAAGACAAATACTATGATGAGGATGACTCCTCTGACTGCATCTTCAAGTACTCCTGTCGAGCTTTCTCCGTAGATAAGTTCTGCGATATACTTGATTGGGCCGACTTCTGCTTCAATTGCAATTCTGTCTGCGTTGAGTTCTGACATCTCCTTCGTGAGGCTCGTGATAACATCTGTTGATTCATTAATCGTTGCGTTGAGTTCATTTCGTTCTGCCTCTTGGTCTTTACGAGCGGTTAATCCCTTAGTGACTGCACCTAGTTCTACATACTTCTCTAATGCACCGTCTAACTGTGCAAGAGTGTTCTCTGCACGTTCTATACTACCACGCTCTCGTTGTATCTGTGATTCGATTAGTTCTATTTGAAGTGTGTTGTCTGAATTGACTGTGGTTTGTTCGATATGTGCCTTTGATAGAAAACCAAAGATACCCATTGAGGTGATAAACATCAATACAACAACTGCACTGATGAGATAGGTTTTAAGTAGTACTGGTGTTCTCTTCCAGTGGTGATATACCCATGCGGCAGACACCAACTTACCTGTTTCAAGAACAACTCCCATTACTGCAATAGGTATCATGGCCGAACTGAAAATTGCAATCAGTCCGATGATACTATAATAGGCGGCGACTGCCGATATCGCAAGAGCCGTCAGTAATGTCAGTACTGCAAGAATCATATTACCAATCTGGGCCGTTTAGTGGTGTTGAATGTTGACCGTCTTGATAGTCACCATCACCATAGAAGTGTCTGGTCACTGTGTGTTTGGTCAACACACCGTTTTCATCCTTGATATATCGAATATGCTCTTCGTAGACGATTTTACCGTCTGGTTGAGACATGAATGTGTCTGGTTCATATGTCATTTTTGAAACCTCAATGTATATGATTTACCCTCATGTGTGAAGGTTACTGTAGAGTGAGAATAGATTGTTCTCTTCTCCTCTGTATATCTAGTCTCCGTCTGACAGATAGTTTTAGTACCACCAGATGCATTACTATTGTTGTGTCCTAACATACCCCCAATGATTGCACCAATAGCGCCACCATTTTCTACGTCACCGACATTGTTACCAATAACACCACCAAGGATTGCACCCTTCAGTGTATCGCCTGTCTTGTCTCCACTAACTCGTTTGTCATAACAGACCTCGACATAGTGTGGTGTTTTATGAAAGACTGTCTTGAAATGGTCTTTCGTTGTTTCTGCATTTGCAATTGTTGCCATCACCAATCCAAATAGAATGGCAATACCATATATTAGATATTTCATTTTTTACTCCTTTTACTATACGCCCAATGCGTGTGCGATTGAACGTGAATCTTGTGGTAATGATTTACCCTCACGCAACCACGATTCAATTTGTTCAAAATAGAATGCGGCGTCTTCATGACCCTCACTCTCAAGTACTTCCTTTGCATACTTAAAGAAGTTCACCTGTTGCATCCCACCACCATCACGCAGTGTTGCAGATTTCCATTTTCCGGCTCGTTGATTACTCATAGATTTCACCTTCCTCTGTTATTTTGGTTAGTTTGTTTTTCTTGATTTCATACTTCCTGTCCTGTGGAATCTGTCGTGTCTCTAAGACTTCGTACATATATTCCTTGAACAGTGTAGCCCCTTTGAACCCCTTCTCTGGTGGATACAGATTATCTTCATTCTTCATGAAGAAGAGACACATCTTTGCAACGTCCTCAAACTTGACTGCAACACCATTGAATAACATGATGTGGTCTTTGGGTGATTTCCTACCCTTTACAAACTGAAACCTTTCCATCAATTCAATTTCTCCTTGGGTATCTGAGTGTATAACGCACTCAATACACCTTGCCAGTAATTTACTGCCCATGATGTACAACCCCAATCTTGCATCTTCTCTAGGTGTCTTTCTACCTTAGATATACGCAAACATAATAAATCATAATTGGTCATTCTACAACCTGTACAACCTTACCAGTTCCAAACAACTGATACTTACCATTCGTTTCAATAGTAATCTTCACAATCGTTTCCAAATCGACAACCATTTCCTTGGCGGCCGCAACCGCTTCTTCTAGTGTGTCGTAATCCATCACATAACCAAACCTTTCTCACTCATTTTACTTCTTATAATACCATCATTCACTGTCATTGTCAAGTAGTTTTGTAACTTGTTTTTGAAACAAATCACGAATTGTACCCCTGTTTCGTTCATAAGGTGACACATCCAAACTGCACACTTCTTCGTACATCTGTTGAGTGAATACCTTTCGTGCAAGAGGGCGGCCATCATAAGACCGTTCTTCTACAAACTTGTAGATTGTCCAATCCCACTTGAGATTGTCATCATACTCATGTTCTTGAAGTCCAAGTTCATATCCCTTGTAACAATCCTCTGGTGTCCAATCACGCCACTTTGCAAACAACATTACTACGGGCCTCCAATTGCAATCATCTTCTTCATGATTCCTGTGACTGCGTCTTCTGTCAACCAACCTTTTACGGTGTCACCATCTTCAGTGATGCCAGGCATCTCTAACATTTCATGACCCTTGAACACTGCAATCTCATACAGACCACCATTACCACCATAAGAACTAGAGTGTTGTACAACCGACAGTTCGTATTCACCATACGTTACACTGGCGGCGATACCATCCATGAACTTATGAAATTTTAAATCACTAAAGTTTTCCATTACGCTGCCTCCTGTATCCACCGTTGTAGTGTGGGAACATCAATCCCTAGCGACTTCGCAAGATTTGTCTCTTCCTCAATCGCTTCCTTTTTCATTTGTTCTTCCCACTTGCGTTCACGTTCCATTGACGCACAGGCATCGTCAAAGATTTCCTCAACCTCTGCATCTGTCATAGATGCAAAATCAAAAGAACGAGCATACGATTTACTGTATGCGTCTGCAACAGCGTAGTATGCATCCTCTTCAAGATTGATGCGGTTGAACTCCTTTAGTGTACCAGAAGGTACACGCTCTGACCAATACTTGGTATCAGAGGGTTCAACATACATACCCATCCAACAGTTGGGTTGTTTAGAAAACTCAATCGCCTCTGCACGTTGAGTATTGATAACGTCCACAAGTTCTTTTTCCATCACATATTCCATCGAATCACTCCTCTATTATCTATACATAGTATACCTGTTATCACAACAAAAGTCAAGAACTTTCTACGGCTTTTATCAACTTTTGTTTGAGGTCTACAAGACTATCCTCATTGGCCTGATATCTGATTCCAATACCACCCTTCGCAATCCATCGTCCTACGTTGTCTGGTTTGTCATCAATCAAGACATTTGGTTTTCCATCAATCTTGTCCATTGCATATCTTTCTTTCTGACCAGTAAAGATAAGGTTCTCTATCTTCGGCAAGATGAAGTGTCTGGTTAACCAAACTCTCTTCCAATATGCAGAGTTGTCTCTATCACCTCTCAGTGGTGAAGAACAGATACCCCAATCGTCATCACCAACAAGAGTCTGTACAAAGTTGACTAACTCCATTGTTGATGGATAGGTATCAAGTGTATTGAAGAAGTCAGTACCTTGTAGTTCCTGTATCGACTTCTCTTTATTCTGGATTTGTTTCCAGTGGTCTTTTCCAAAGTGATTTGCAAACCCTGTAAAGAAGTCTGCAAGTACACCATCCATATCCAAGTATATTTTCATCATATATTTCCTTCTCGTATTTTCTCCATACGCATCACACTCTCAATCCACTTCTCTGGTGTCATAATGTGTTGCGATACGGTAACTTTCAGTTTGGCCTTCTTAAACTGACCTTTTAACATTTTTGCAAACTCAGTTCCTAAGAACCGTGAAGACAGTTTGATTACATCCCTACGGAATCCAATGTCATGATGCATATTCCCACACAAGTGTGCGAACTCATGAATGATTGTGTAAGGACAGTTGTTCTCTTGAAGACGCATTGTACCATACCAAGTCGCCTGTCCAGCGGTGCGTCCACGAAAGTGTGCAAGTTCAAGTTGTGGGTCTAATCGACCATAACGTGACGCATCCTCTTTCTTGCACAATGCCTGATATGTTTTAGACTTTGCAATCTTCTTGAAATATCGTTCTGACTGTTTCCAGTTCAATCGTTTGAATTTTACGTCATTGGGATATTTGTTTCGATACTCTGCAATGGCAGCGAATTCTGCATTGTAGGTCTTTTGACGACCGGCATCTTTGAAGTTGGCCTTACCTGTTTTAATTACCTTGTTTTTCTTTGACCAGTAATTAGCGTACTTGTTTGCATAATCATGAGACATGATTTTTGCAGCCGCTTGGTAGGCATCTGTTGAACTGTTGTACATAATATAGAACCTCTTCTCTCAGTTTCTATAGTTATGCTATCATGTTATGAGAACAATGTCAAGAGGTTTATAAAGAAAAAAACCCTTGTAAATCAAGGGTTTCTAAATTAATTTCTGTTTTTCTTTGCGAGTTCCTTCGCAATCCACGCTTTTGCGATGCGATTCGTGACCTTTTTGCGAATCAGTAACATACATCTTTTCCAGACCTTTTCAAATACGTCTTCACCAGCCATGTTATTATCGACAATGATGAAGTTCTTACCACCGAATAATCTCTGGAATTTACCAATGTTGTTTTGCACCGCATTCCACATTGTAGTAACTTCCTTCTCTGGAAGTGTACGTTTGCGTTTTGCATTCTGTTCCTGTGCAGTATCAAGTGATGTATTGACAAATATCATGTAACATTCGTAACCAAGAGCTCTCAGGCCTTGTACCTGTTTTGCAATCTTGTCGTAGTCTTTACCTGTACCGTCAATGATGAGTCCTAAACGTCCTTCAAGGAAGTTACCTTGCATACGTTTGGTAACACCTTTCGCTCGTCCACGAATCTCTTGTCCTTGGTCTGAATAAATGTCTTCTGGTGTGGTATCTAGTCCAGCGTCATTCAACATCTTTTCATAGATGTCATCGCTGTTGACCATCTTCATACCCATCCCACCAGTGGTTCGTCTTGCAACATAAGACTTACCACTGCCAGGCCCACCTGCCATGAATATGGCTTTAAATATATTGGGGTCGTAAACTCCCTCTTGTAAGTCTTGAAATGTTTTCATGGTCTACTTTCTCTAACAACTCTTTAATGTATTTATGTTCCTCTGGGTTCATAGGTTCTAACTCCCTTGATTGTCTCTGCAAATTGGTGAACTTTTTTAGTTTCTGTTTTTGTTTCGCTTTCATGTGAATTCCTTCTCTATGTGATTTAACTATCATGACAAAGATTTCTTGAGTTGTTATGACTTGCCTCCTATGTGGTTACTGTTTGGGCCGACCCATTGTTAGAGTACTGGGCGCCACTTGATGGTAATTGTTCGATTAGACTATCCTTGGTTGCCTCCATATAGATTGTATGTCTGGGGTCACCAGTGAGGTTGAATTGATGTCTAAGTGCAGTGAGAACGTATCTTCCAGAGTGTTGCATATCATACTTACCAGTTGACGTTGCAGATGTCTGTCCAACTTTGAGTTGGATGATGTCACCAGCCTGTATGTAAGTTTGGCCTGGCGCTTGGACTTGTACTTTGACACCCTTTTCAAACTGTTGCACTCTAGATTTACCTCGTTGTAGTGTATTCTCTAAGTTGTCACTTTGGTATGGATAGTCTTGAGTTTCGTAAAAATGTTTTCCACTACTTGTTGTCGAAACAAATAGTTTAGTGTCCGAATGGTCACTCAGGCGTTTACCTGTAGAACTGTCGATTGAGTCTGAAACAATTGGTGAACCATTAGTTTCTGTGTGGATATCATTTGCAAAACTGTCCAAATAATTGTAATCATAATCTTTGACTGATTTGTTGTACAAATCATGCACTCTTAACTTTGATGAGTAAAGACCTTCACTCATATTATATATAGTATCTCTTGTCGGTTGAATCGAGAAACTATTCATCGTATGTAGATTTTTTTCTGCACTAATCACACCTTTTTCATCTAACGTATTCGGTATGTTCTCTTCAAACTCCCATTTGGTTTCTTGACTTGCAAGACCGTCTAATGTTCTGAAGTGAAACCCCTTACAGGTTTCATAGAACAACCACGCTGGTGATTGATTGTACTGTTTTGAATTTGATATCTTCTTGAGATGATTGATGGCCATAAATGGTTTGATGTTTGGAAACAGAACCATTGTATTGTTTGCAGTTTCCTCAAGGAACAGTCTTCTGGTGGAGTCCAGATAGTTCTTATCTCTTACAATCTTCTCTACAATCTCAGACGGTTGACCTCTGTATGATTGTGAAACTCTTGATGTTTGATTGCGAATGGCCTCTTGTGTTGTGAAGTTTAGTGAATACAACAATGCATTCTCACCCTCACCTGTCACAAGGTTTACACGATACAGTATCAACGGTGTGTCTGTATAGTCGATTACTGAATCTTCATTTGGATTCGCTTGTGGTGTGTGGATTTTTAGTAACAGACGTTCTTCACCAACAATTGGGCCGTTTGCAACCATGTTGTTGGTATCTTTCAGAACAATATCTCCACTGACTGCGGTTGAGAAAATGTCTTCGTATATGTTGATGGATTGAATCAACTGTCTGATATCATATGTTGTACCAGATGCAGTTAATAACTCTGCACGTTGAACCAGAAATTCGCCCGCAAATTGCAAGTCACCTCTAGCCATGTTTAATCACCTTCTTTAAGTTTTGTCTCAAATTCGTCTACAAAGTCTTCAATATATTGCGGTTGTATCAATCTGATTTGTCGTTTCACATCTTGGATTCTTGTCTCGTATGTGTAGTTAGAAATCGGTGTCGCAGATGGATAGTCTGTAGTATTCATTCCTACATCAATCACCTCAGTTGTGTCACCAGATGTTTGTTCGATTTCGTAATGATGGATTGCGTCTGGGTTCGTGTACTTCTCTTTCATATACTGTTCAAATGTCTGTGATGACATGGGCCAATCGTGATAGTAATCTACAATGTTGTTTGCAACTAGAATAGTCCAGTGTAACTCTGCATCACCATAATACTTGTATGCAATAATTTCTGGTGCCTCTCCATCCTGTACATCATAGTAATCATACTCCATGACGGCGTTCCTTGCAGATGAACTAATCTTCACTCTGCGAAAGATGTCTTTCATCAGTGTATACTTGTTATTACCTTTTGCATCGTAAACAATCTCTGGGAACATAGAAAAATATGACATTTAGAAACCCTCTGCAATTTTTTCTCTGGTGATAACTTCCAGTTCTTTGAATGACAACTCAATAGAAGTTTCAACAGGGGGAGCACCATCACCATGTACACCACCACTTGTTGGTCTGAAGAACTGTGTACGTTCTCCACCATATGTGACGTTACATGATTCAAGAACACAAGTTGAAATCCTGTTCAAGAATTTGTTTCTCTTGCCAGGGTTGTAATAATACTCAATATCAAATGTTGCTGGTACGATGAATGTTCTGGATTGAGTGGCCGCACTGTCAAATGATGGTGCCATGTAGAACCTAAACATATTGACAATCTTATCGACTGCAATCGCCTCTGCCTCTGACTTGGGCATCATCTTGAAACTGAAACTGAATGACCTTCTATCAACACCCTCAAATACCATCTCCATACGGTTGTTTGTAACCTTACCTCTCGCAATGTCAATCGCCGCCTTGGCGCCTGGCGCTGCAATGTCAAGTGCCTTCTTACCTGCCTCGGCCAAATTCTCTTTCATTGTTGGTGATGCGTTTGCAAAAACAGATTCCATTGTACCAAAGAAACCTGTACCATCTTGGTATCCTTTATACGCTGCAAGTGCAGTCGCAACTGCGGCGCCAATTTCTACTTCACCATACTTTGAGTTCTGTGATGCACTAACCGTTGCGGGCATATACATACAAATTGAACTTTGCAATCTTTTGGTGGGCGCACGTTTGATTGATGCAGTTGATGTACCACCACTTAACTGTTCACCACTTGGTGCAAATGTTGGACTTTTACCTTGGAAGTTCACCTGTGCATTTTGTTGTTCGTTGATGTAAAACTGCACATAGTGGCCTTGGTCATTTGACCCTAAGTCTTCTGGGTAGATGACGGTTTCACCTTTGAAGGGATTGTTTGCAAGGGTGTTGTACACATTCGTTTGAAATGTACCACCAATGTTATTGGGAATACCTCTTCCCAAAGGACTGACTAAACCGCCCAGTGCATTGTTAATTCTGTTCGTTGCCCTGTTAATTGCAACATTTTTGATTTCGTTTAAGAATCCACGCATCGTTATAAATATCCTTGTATATTATTTATTTAGGTGTAACATCATGGCATACCGTGGAAGATATAGTCCATCCAACCCCAAAAAGTATAAAGGCGACCCATCTAATATTATTTATCGTAGTTTGTGGGAGCGAAAGTTCATGGTTTATTGTGACATGAATGACAGAATTATAGAATGGGGTTCTGAAGAGTTTTTCATTCCATATCGTTCACCCATTGATGGTAAGATACACCGTTACTTTCCAGACTTCTATGTAAAGGTCAAAACCAAAGAAAACAAAGTCAAGAAGTGGGTAGTAGAAGTCAAACCGAAAGTGCAAACAAAACCCCCTAAAACACCAAAACGCAAAACCAAGAAATACATCAATGAGGTGCGTACATATGCAATCAATGAGGCCAAGTGGATGAATGCGACAGAGTGGTGTAAGGACAGGAATATGGAGTTTATCATCCTCACAGAAGTTGAATTGATGATATAAATAGAAGTATGGCAGAAGAAAGTTACTTTGACAGGATATCGAAACAGATAAAGACGGGCAACGAACCGTTTAAATGGTATCGAAATCGTATTAAGGAATTGGGTACACCTAGTGTGCCTGAACTGTTGCGTAGTGGTGATTTAAATAGAACGCCTGCGTTTGGTTCATTGAATATGTTTGTGTATTCTCCTAAGTTGAGAAATAAACTACCATACTATGACACGTTCCCATTGGTACTACCATTGAAAAGATATAGTAATGGTTTCCTTGGTCTTAACTTTCACTATCTACCATATGCATTAAGAGCGAGATTACTTGATGCGGCTGGTGGTGATAATCTAAGTATCAGTGCGATTGAAAATAACCGATTGACTCGTCCATGTCTGAAAAGATATTTGTATGGGTTTACAAAGTCGGCCTTTCGCAAGATACCAGATGATGACAACCTTACTGCAATTATGTTACCAGTACAACGGTTTAAGAAAGCGTCTGCGACTGAAGTATGGTCAGATTCTAGGAAGATGATTTAATGGCAAAATTCAATTTTGGTAATGTCCTTGGTGGTGCAGTGTTTGGTGGGTTGAATGCAATCCTTTCACACAATGCATCCAGAGATGGATATTCAAAGGCAAATCGTTATGAGGTGGTGATTGGTTTACCGTCTGGTAGTAACAATCCAGAGGCAGGTGATTCTGCACAATCTGGTAACTTGTTATCACAACTACATGGTGAAACTGCAAGACGTATTTCGTTTCGTTGTGACAGTATTTCCATGCCAGGCAGAAACCTTCGTACTCAAATGAATGGTAACATTTATGGCCCACCACATGAGATGGTACAGGGTCAAACATTTGCAGAGGTTGCCGCAACATTCTACATGGGGTCTGACATGGCCGAAAGATATTTCTTTGAGGAATGGCAGAAGGTCACATACAATCCAGACACATATAACATCAACTATTATAAAGAGTATGTTGGTGCAGTTGAGATTTATGCACTCAACGAAAAAGATGAGAGAACAATGGGTGTCCGTCTTGAAGAGGCGTTCCCTAAAACTATTGATGCAATACCATTTGGTCATGCATCAAGTAACACGATAAATAAGTGTAGTGTTTCGTTTGCGTATCGTTATTGGAGAAATATTGCAACCGAACCACAAAAGGCAAATCTTGAGTCTACACTTCAAGATATATTGAAAGACGCTGTTATCAAACAAGTACAAACTCAGATACCAGCTGTTTTGAGGCGATTATTTTAATTATTAATATAGGAGAATATTATGGCGTTGCCTAAGTTAAATACCCCTACGCATGAGATGGTACAACCGTCAACAGGGGAAACAATTAAGTTCCGACCCTTTCTGGTAAAGGAACAAAAGGTCTTGATGATGGCGCAAGAGACAGGTGAAGGTACAGAGATGGCCGATGCCATGTGCGAACTCATCAAGTCATGTACCTTTGGTGCAATTGCAAATCCAGAACAATTACCGTCATTCGATGTTGAGTATATGTTTCTCAAAATTCGTTCCAAGTCAGTTGGTGACGAAATCGAATTACAACTAACTTGTGAAGACGATAATAAGACAATTGTTCCATACACTCTAAATCTTAATGATGTTGAAATTCAACATACTGAAGGTCATTCCAACACAATCATGATTACCGACACAGTTGGTATGACAATGAAGTATCCATCACTGAAAGACTTGAAAAAGTATACTAGTGGTGAGATGGGTGCAGTAGAGTTGACGTTTGGTGTGATTGGTGAATGTCTTGTAAACATTTTTGATGAGAATGAGGTTTATGAGGAACTACCTAAAAATGAATTAGATGAGTTTATCGAATCTATGAATACTGACCAGTTCGCAGATGTACAAGCGTTCTTTGATGGTATCCCTAGATTGAGACATGATATTGTAATCAAGAACCCAAACACTGATGTTGAGAATAAAATCAGACTTGAAGGATTGCAAAGTTTTTTAGGGTAGGCCTTTCTCATGATAGTCTTAAAGCGTACTATAAGACTAATTTTATCATGATGCAAAACTATCATTACAATCTAACAGAATTAGATGATATGATACCGTGGGAAAGGGAAATATATGTCTCAATGTTGAAGGCACATATTGAAGAAGAAAATGAACGCATTAAAAGACAGAACGCACAGTATAAATAATACAAAGGGAGAGAGTAATGTCTGAAGAGAAGAAAACCGTTACCGCAGACCCAGCGGTTATAGACAAGGTTGACAGTAATGGTGATGGACACATTTCACAAGAAGAAATGGAGATGAATTTGGAATTCAAAAGAAAAGAACTTGAAGACGCAGATGCCCGTAGAGATGCAATGCGTAAGATGACTTGGTTTGCATTGTTGGGTATGTTACTCTATCCGGCAGGTATTTTTATTACATCAATTTTAGGACAAGAGAAGGCCGCAACAATTATTGGTGATATTGCACCGACATACTTTGTTGCCATCTCTGCATTAGTCGCCGCATACTTTGGTGCAAATGCATATACAGATAAAAAGAAGTAAGTAAATGGCAGATGACGCACGACAGGCCCAAGCGTTTGCAGAGGCATCCAGACAACTAACTAGGGTTACAGAAGAACTCAGAGATTTTAATCAATCGGCAGGTAAAGAGATTGCATTGACAGTCGCTGGCGATTTGAAAAAGGTCACTGATTCATTCACACAACCGTTTCTAAATCTGCCTGGCGTACAAACACTTGGTGCAGTTGGTAAGACACTGTTCAACAAAGGGTTTGCAATGTTGAAGGACAAGAGAGAACAAGCACTCTTGCGTCAACGTCTTGGTCTTACAAGAGAACAGTTTGGTCATCTTAAAAAACAACAGGCAGTATTTCAGGCACAAGAAAAAGAGGCGTCAGAGTTAAAGTCTGCAACAGAAAATTTACTTGGATTTGATGTAGACCAATTTAACATCGCCGCTGGTATGTTCACCAATGACAAGGGTGGGTTCTTGATGGGTGTCGATAAGTTGATTGGTATGAATCAAGAACAACTTGACGCAGACGATAAGGCTCGTGCAAATGAGATGAAGGGTGCGGCCAAAAGAGTTGAAAAAGATAATGAGAAGATGCGTCAAGAACAAGAGACACAATCTATCTTCCACAGTATTGCAAGAGGTATCGACAATCTTGCAGAAGGTGTCGCAAACATCAAAGCAGAAGATGTCGGTATGGGTCTACTCGCACCGATTGGTTTGATAGGTGCAGTCATTACATCATTTGTTGGTGGGTTTGTAACAGAAATCAAAAGACAATTCAACGGTATCAAGGCGATAATTCTAACATTTGACAAACTTTTTGACCCTATCAAGGCCATCATAAGAAATACTGCAAATACATTCGCAGGGCCCGACACTCTAATTGGTAGATTCTTTACATTCATTGGTGACAAATTCAAGGCAATCAAAAGTTTCTTCACTACAGGTCTAACAAATCTCCAAGGAAACAAGTTTATTACTACTGCATCAACCATGTTGGATGATTTTATCAAGGGTGTGAAAAGTTTATTTCAACCAGTATCAAGAGTGTTTGGTGCAATTGGAAATTCAGTAACCAGTGTTTCTGCAATGGCGGGCAAGGGTGGTGTCATTGGTAAAATACTTGGTTTTGCAAAAGGATTTGGTACAGTGTTGGGTAAATTATTCCTACCAGTAACAATCGTTATGATGGCATTTGATTCGATAACAGGTTTCATTGACGGTTGGAAAGAATCAGATGGTGACAGTATAGTATCTAAATTTATTGATGGTGTTGGTGGTGGTCTATCTAAACTGATAGGTAACTTGATTGGTATGCCTCTTGACTTACTTAAAGATGGTGTCTCATGGATTATGGGTAAACTTGGGTTTGACGGTGCGGTTGAATTCCTTGACTCTTTTAGTTTCAAAGACCTATTGATGGATATTGTATCTGCACCGTTCAACCTTGTATCAAAGGCAGTTGATTATATTGTAGGTCTGTTTACTGGTGAAAATGATTTGATTGCAGACTTGATGTCTGGTATGAAAAATATTGGTGAGGCCGCAAAAGACTTATTGAAAGGTATTCTTCGTGGTATCTTACCTAATCCTGCTGGAGAAGAAGGTGGTAGTAGAATTGCAAACTGGATTAGGGGTGCAGTTTCATCCGTTATTCCAGATGGTGTTTACGAATTCGCTGGTCTTGACCCAAACACAGGTGCAAGGATTCTTCCAGAACCAGATGATACTCAATCTGCATTATTGAAGTCGGCAGGTCTTACTCAAGAGTTTGCAGAGGCGAGAGCGTCTGGTGATGCAGATAGAATGGAAGAGTTAATTAATGCGTCTGAAGAAATGAGGGGTCAACAGGGCGGTGTCGTTGTAAACAACTATAACAACACTGATAATAGTAATAACAGTAGTAGTTCAAGTGTGACTACTCAACCTCTTAAAGATACAGCAGCACCGGCAGGAACAGTACCAGTACTTTAGTGGTCATACACGTTAGGCCCGTCTTGAACTTTGACAGGTTTACAATATGCAGTGACTCTATCCTTGGGGTCTATGTATGAACTATATGAGTAATTACCATATTGTTTAGGAATACGTTTTGCATAATACAAACACACATCAATACTTCTGAATACCATTGCATTCGGTTGTATCTGTCGAAACTCACCTGTTCCTAAAACAACTACTAACATGAATGCGTGTATCATTGTATCGACTGTTTCTGTTTGAATTCTAAGTCTGCAAGACGTAATTTAATCTCACGAACTTTTCTCTCTGAATCAAACTCTGGAATATATGGTTCTCTGTATAACTGGTCATCCATCCATATAATATAACCTAGACACCCAAGAAGTGAAACGAGACAGGCCACAATAAAAAACAACATCATTACAACATTCCTTTTACATCCATGATGAAATAGATACCCCAAACAATTAAGGCAGATGTTATCGCAACAAGTATAAATGCGAGTGTGTACTCTACAAACTTACGTTGTCTTTCCTTTTGGTCATAAATCATCTTCTGACGTTTCTTGCGTATATCCGCCTCTGTTTTCAAGAGCTCCTGCCATGCAGTTGGCCCTCTAGTATAGGTAATGATTTGACGTAACTGTTCACGCATATCATCGGCCTTCTTCTTGGCCATGAATATTTGCATGGCCTCTTCTTCAACAGAACCGGCCGCAAACAGTTTTTTAAACAGGGGTGGTTTTTTATTATACTCTTCGGCCTTCTTGATATCTGATACTGCACCCATCCAGCGACCTAAATCGCCTGCCATGGATTCAATATCTCTACCGACCTCAAAACCTTTTTTGATGGCGCCAAAGGCGCTCGATGCCGCTGACACAGCGGCGACTACCTCAATCATCTCTCTCTCCTACTGATGACTTCAATAGTATTTAGTAAAAAAGAGAGACAGGGTTGCCCCTGCCTCTCCGTCTTGGTCTACTATGCGTTGTCTTTTTGTGGTGTTACGACACTAAGGACTTTCTACACAGGGTTTGACAACTTACCCATTCGCAAGTTTCTGAAAGTATGACATGGTGTCATCTTCGTCAGTTGCATCTACACTAGGAATAGATGGCGCTGGTTCACTCTTCAATTGAGGTGTTTCAACAACATCTTCATCCATCATTGCAGCCGCACTTGCAGTTACCGTACCAGAGAGAACATCATCAAGTCTCTTCTTCAGTTCGTCATAAGACTTGAAGTTGGTAGGTGCAAGAAACTCTTGCAATGAATACTGGGTCTTCCAGATGTTGTTGAGAGCATCATCATCATCTTTCAGTGCAGATACAGTCTCAAAAGAGGATGCATCATAGTTCCAGTAACCATCAACTTTACGAATCTTCAGTTTGAAGTTCGCACCTTCCCAAAAGTCAAAAGGATTGATAGGTGTCTCATCTTCAAATTCTGGTTGCATTGCCGCCATCATCTTATCAAAGATTTTCTTACCGTATCTGAAAAGGAATACCTTTCCTTCATTCTCTGGGTGTTTGGAGTCAGACACAACGTAAATGTTTGAGTAGTACTCAAGTTTACGTTTCTGTTTCCTCGCAATCTCCTTATCAGACTCAAGACCAGAATTCCATAGTGAGGAATTGTATTCTGACACAGGGTCTTTTTGGTTCATGGTGGTCAAAGAATTCTCAATGTACCACTTACCTGTTGGGCCTTGGAAAGCGTGTTTCCAGACTTTCACCCAAGGTAGTTCTTCACCTTCTGGTGCAGGCAAGAAACGAATAACTGCATAACCGTTACCAGACTTATCCAGTTCTGGTTTCCACAGTCTTTCGTCTACATAAGACTTCTTCTCTTGAGGGGCACTCTCTGCCTGAACTTGAGAGAGTAGTTTGTCGAGCGTGTTCGCTCGTCTAAGTGTATCTAACGACATATTTTTTCTCCGTATGTTATCGTATGTTTAAGTATTTCACAGTCTTTCATCATATATTTTATTTATAATACTACATCATCCACCCAAAGTCAAGGAGTCTTTCAACTTCTTCTTGGGTAATATACTGTAGATTTTCACAATCACGCCAGGCCTCAACAAAACAACAGGTGTCATCTGTTCCTAGAACATCTTTATTCACCTTGTAAAAGTTGACATCTGGGTAGTTGTCAAAATTAGTTTTATGACCGACAATCCAACTGTCGGGCTTCACATAATTTGAAGTTTCTGGTAGATATCCAGTTGTTCCACCATATACATTGTTTAACTTCAAATCTTTTGAATATAGGTCATGACCTATAATGAACACATTCTTTGCACCCATCTCACAGGCGATTTGAATAGACAGAACACCACAACTCTGCATCCTGTCATTCACAATCGTTTTTGCAAGGTCACCTTCTTTAACACCAGTGATAAAGGTCTTGACTTGTTTGCGTTCCCATTCTAGTTTCTTGATGTCAATGTCTGGGTTCTCTTCCACAATCTTTTTAAAGTGTGCATCCACATCGGCCGTATTAGAACCGTGTATTACAAACCCAACGTCATCATGTCCTATACAGATATCAGCGTCTTGATAGTCTTCCTTCATCTCATTGAGAAAGAACATAGGTAATACATTCCAATCACGAATATGAGTGTGATTGTCTTGACAGTAACCACTTCTGTAAATCTCATGAGTGATTTCATTATCCACTGTTACCAGATGGTCAACCTTCATATCACGATATATTGCATTGCACCCAAACGTGGTGCCTCTACCTTCGATAACCTTCATGTCAAAATCTAGTCTTGACTTTCCGTTACCAAAACAAAATGCGTTCTCTGTTGTCATCCTATTCTGAATCAATACTTCTGAGTTCAGGCCAGGATGCTGGGAATAAATTGTGTCCATATTCATCAATCTTGTTTGCGATAATCTGTGTCTCATATTGAGTGTCCTTTGCACAACGTAAATTACAAATTCTTGCAAAGGCCATCAGTGTACCAGACCAGTACCATTCTGTGTAAAGGTTTTGTGGGAGAACCATTCTCGCCATCTCTGGTGCGATATTGGCGTTCAACAGATTCTTGTATGTCTGTGTCACGAACTGAATTGCACCATCAATATTATACTCGACAGTCTCTTCACTACTACCTTGTTTCTTATCTTCTGCTCGCAGTCTCCACTCTTTCGGTGTATAGAATTCTGGTTCATCATCAACATATCGTCTTGATATTTCATTCCATACCAAACCTACTTGGTGTTTGACTAACTGTCTTGCAACAAAGATTGGAGCCTTGATATGGAACTGCATAGATGCGTGTCCAAATGGACTCCAATGGTCTTCTCTTGCAAGAAACTTAATCAGTTTGAGGTCACCGTGTTCAAACTGTGTCTTTTTTTTACCAAAGGATACTCTTGCTGCATTCACTACAGAAAGGTCATCACCCATATGGTCAACCAACTCTACGTTCAAGTGAATTCTCCCCTTCCATTTTTGCTTCTGCATAAGTTTTTCTTGTATAAAACGCAACTGTATTTTTACCATCAAATACTTGACAGTGAAAGACAGGTGGTTTCGCCTTTACATAATCGGCAGGTCTGTCATCCTTGGCTGGGATGACATAACCGCCTTGGAATACCTTGTAAGACCTAGTGTCGTGCATAACGACTCCTTGGTCTACGAGGTGGATTTGAAGCCATAAACTTGACTCGCTCAGTGAGAGTTTTATCTCTCTGTTGGAGTTCGGCCAAGTCATACTCCAAAGTGTGAATTCGTGCATTGGCCTCTTCTAGTTTTGCACGATAGAAATCCCTTTCTTTCTCTACAGGGTCACCGTCAAAGTGAAGGGTTACGTCAGTCATCAAAATGCTCCTTTATTAACTGCATTGTTACTACTCTATACTCATTTACATCATTTGTCAAGAGGTTACTATAATTTTTTATCAGTTTTTTTCTGTCGGGCCATACTATCGTTTCATTAATCTCCTTATCAAAACGGTTGCAGAAACCAAGAAGTGATTCCAGTATTGCGACTGTCTCAATCGAAACCTTCTTGGACATGAATTGTTTTAATAACAAGGGGTGTTGTCCACCACCTTGAAATATTTCATCGAATGATTCAACTTTGTGAAATAATTCAACCATCTCTGATTTGTAATTATATTTAAGGGATTGATTTCTTTTCTTCCAGTTCAAATAATTCTCATCGTTAAAGTTTCCAACCCAGCCTTTGGGATTGACTATGAAGTTGGATATGAAGAAGTCTTTGGTATCTTCTTTATACTTTCTTGCGACCTTACCAAAGAAAGGCCTATCATTACGTTTTAAGAACGAGTCAACGCTCACATTCGCCTTACCATTATATTTTGCATAGTCATAGTTACTGGTAAAGTGAAGTTTCAACGCATGATATATTCTATATGCGTCATAGGCTTCCATTATACGGGCAACTGTGCAACTTTTGGTAGGTAATTTAAATCCCTTGCATTACACTCAATCTTTTCCTTCAGTGATTTTGTAATAAGGGGTTTGATGGTATCTGGTTCGATGTTGTTTTTCTCACAGTAATCTAGTACTGCTTCCATATGAGAACAACCACACTCTTGAACAACTTGTTCCACTGCAAGTGAGAACTTTTTTGGTGTCATCAATTTTTCCATATTATATTCCTTTAAGACGATAGAGGGAGTCACCCTCTATCTGATTTTATACAGCAGAGCAGTCATATATACCGACTGTTGCAAGGTGGTGACTAACCCACCCTTCTCCTTTCGTGTTGACACAGAGGTCTATAGTACCACAGTGCTTGCCTAGGATGCGGTGTCTCTGTGTTGTGGAGTTAACCGTGACCCCACACGGACGTATTAAGGCGTCACCCTATCCATGTAATCTTTTGTGCAAGTGCAACTGCTACCACATATGCACCATAACCAAACAGACTCCATAGGGTTGCAAAGAGAACCATTTCAATACTGTCAGTCTCGTGCCACCATTGTTTGAACTTATTCATGTTCACCACCTTTATCTTGTGGGTCTAGTTTAATTTTCTTACCGTCAATCCAGATATCTCTTGCACGACTTGGTGTCGATGTAGGAAAGTGCATAAAGAATGTAGGACGTAATCTTGCAGTCTCAAAGGTTGCAACTGTAATTACAATGGCCGCAAGTATCAAGGCATGGGCAATCATACTTACACCCATAACCCAAAAACTACCAATCCACATTGAAAATACAATACACCACATCCATGCAAGTACCTGTAGTACCATATGTCTAGTATTAGTATCTGGGATATGTCTTAGTGGGTTCTTGTCGGCATTCATTACACTGTGCCAACTGTCATGAATAAATTCTCTCATATCAATTACCTTTTCCATCGTCAGTTTCATTGGATAGTGTGCATCCACATTATCCTTAAAATCAATAGCGTCATACAGGTCAACAAAGTATTTTACTACCTTGCGTTCTTTAAACTGTCCTGTCACCTTATACATACTATCTCCAAAATTAAGTGGTGGTGTTTCTGTTTCCAAGTACACCACCGAAACTCAGTACGATTAGGCTGCGAGAGCGTAATCTACATATGCATTGTTATCGTTTGCATTTACGAGTTTTGACCTATTACGCAGTCATCCGACAATTCTACTCGCCTCTATCTACGTCAGTCGAACCTAGTTCGCCCCCATCATAACTACTCTCATGCAGTGATTCACTATCTCATCTAAGAGTAGTTATGGTGGAGGCGATGGGTACTGCCCCCATGTCCTGTCCGTCCTTTGATTTGTATCATCAAACTGTATTATATTTATACCAAAGACTGATTCAATTGTCAAGGGATTTTACAGCATCGTTAAGATTAACGAACTCTCTGTTTTTGATATGCTCCTCAGCAATCTCTTGTTTTGATTGACCATGATATGCAACCGCATGATGATTGTCGATTAGAAGTTGATTAATATTGTGAGTGTCCTCGTACCAAATCTGTCCAAGGATACGACCATACTTACCTTTACCATCCTTAAATGTTCTAAGAACAAGATGACCAGCGTTTGTCCATTTCTCTAGGAACGCCTTTGCGGCCAATCCATATTTCTTTTCTTCTAAGTCTCTGGTTCTAGATTCTGGTGTGTCGATACCATACATACGAATCCGTTGTTTGCGTAACCACACTCCAAAGCCCAAGTCAATGTCAACATCAATTGTGTCACCATCAACTACTTTCACCAATTTACATTTGTATTGATACATTATGTTCCTCTACTTCCTACTGGTTTACAGATATATTCGACTGTATCCCAACTACCATCAACAGGTATTTCTGTATATTCTACTAACATGGTTTCACAATTTGCACGACTTTCAAACCACTGTACATCCTGTTCCAAACAAGTACTACCAGAACACACTGTTAGTAATATGTGCCAGATAATATTCATAGGTCAATCCCCTTTTCTTTGAGGGGGATGTTACCAAGGTTGATTGCACCTTGACCAAATCCAAGAATGCAAGCCTGTCTACCGTCATCAACAAATTCAATCAATGACCATGTAATAGGATTCGCCTCATGGTTAATTGCAATAACAAATTTTGATTTGTTAAAAGCACCATTCGGAAATCCAGTGATACCTTCCATCCACACAGTAGGGTTCTCACCATGTCTCTTCATTAGGTCAACCACTGCATCAGCGCTTGAACACTGGGCAGGTTTCTGTGCCCAGTAAAATAAGTTTTTGTCTTCTAATTCCTGTTGTAAATCACTTTCTTGTGCGATTGCACTCCCACTAAACAGGAGCGCCGATAACATCAGGGCCTTCATCCAGTTTTTCATTTTCTTTTTCCCATGCTTGGGTGAAATCGTCAACCGCATCTACTAACATCCCTAGATAATCTTTTTTATCTTTGATGAACTCTTGAACAACTCCATCCTCTGTTACCACCAGAATTACAATCTGATTAATTGCATGACCAGTGCGTTCTTCAAACATCTGTGCATATGCAGATGCCTGAATATAGTAATTCTCGTTCCAATCATCATTACGTTCTGAACGAGATGTCTTAAAATCAATGATAGATAATTCACCATTGTATTCTGCAATACAGTCTACACGACCAGCAACCATATACCTGTCAGAATATAAACCACATTCTTGTGAATAGATGTTATCTACTTTTTCTTTGATAACTTTTTCTAGTTGACCAAATAGTGCGGCGGCCAGAAATGGTTCACGATTTACTTCTTTGTTATTTAAGAAGTCCTCGCACATATGGTGTACTTTTGTACCCCTTGCGGCGGCGGTTCGTGCGATATAATTTGCAACATCATCACCAACTTTCTTACGCCATGCGTGAAGACCCTCTGCCTTGCGGTTACTCAATACAGTGGTGATAGATGGATACATCTTACCATCTGGTGTCAAATAAAACCTTTTACGGTTTACTGTTTTAGTCTCTAGTTCTGTAATCTCTACAGGTTTGTGTGTAAACATAATATATCCTCAAGTTAATTTACATAATCATATCATAACAGAATGGGTTTGTCAAGAAGGAAGGTATACCCCTGCCATCTTAAATGCCTCTGTTTCTGTTTCTTTATTTCTTCGTGACCATCCATTACCAAACGTATCGAATGTACTCAGACTTTCGTAAAACTCCTGTCTGATTTCTGTGTAGTTGGCAATCGTACCTTCAACACTGTGTTCTTCGATATATTCGTCAAGACAACGCAAAGTGTTCGGGCCGATGCCACCATCTGCAACTGTTCCAATCATGGACTGAAGTTTCTTCGCCGCTCTACCTGTACCAGAATTAACGGCCCAGTCGAAAACGCAAAGGTCAAGCCCCTCTGGAAGTTGGTCTGCCTTTACTCTATCCCAATAGTTCTTTTTGTAGATAGGTGCAACGTCATCAAATTCTAAATCTCTCATGTCCTTCTGTTGAAGGTCATTTTCCATACACCACTTTTCGTAGACTCTTTTGGTTACACCCATGTTGGTTTCGCCGCCAGGGTCTTTAGGATGATTCACATATCCGCCTTCGTGGTGGAGTATGAGTTTCAAACATTCATCAAAGTTACTCATTTACCTTGTCCTCTATATTTTTTAAACGACCTACGTTTGTTCTTGTTCATCGTAGACGTAATTGGTTTCTTGCCCATTGAAGTTCCCTTTTGGGTTGGTTCATGGACTGCACTACTAAACATCTTTGCCACTAGATTTCAACTCCTTGTTTGATTTTATTAATGAGGTAACTGCGAACTAATCCAGAACGCACGATGTCACCGATTGTAAATTCAACCGTGGAGAATTCTTCCATCGCTTCGATGATGCCCATAAATGCACCCAACCCTTCTTTCTCACCATTCTTCTGCAAGTCAGTCTGGAAGTAATCACCAGAGAAGATGATTTTACTGTCCTGTCCTACACGAGTCATGATAGTATCCAATTCATGGAAGTTTAGATTCTGACATTCATCAACTATGATGATTGCATTATCTAACGTGATACCTCTTAGGAAAGAAGTGGTGAGGAACATAACACTGCCCTGCACTTTCAGTCTGTCATATAACATACTGAACGCACTATCGGATGCCTGTTCAAACATAAACTGTACCATGTTCTGGTACGGTACTTGGAACAGTGCAGTCTTATCTTCTTCATCGCCTGGCAGGAATCCAATTTCTCTAGTTGGAACTGCACTCCTTACAAGATATACACATTCGTATGGGGTTGATGGGTTAAGAACCTGTTCTAGTGCAAGGTAAAGTGATACAAATGTTTTACCTGTACCGGCCGCACCATGTAAGAATAAATTCTGTCCTTTTGCGTATTCTTCAAATACAAGTTTTTGATTGTCGGTAATCGGTTTTACCTTTACCAGACTATCACCTGTCACATCTTTTTTCTTCGCCATATTTTTACTCACTATAATTAAAGGTGGAGCGATAGGTTTACTATCGCCCCTGTACATTGGTGGATTGACTACACAGTTTACAGTCTCTTTGCGAGGGTACTGTAGTTTTCTCACCAGTACAGTTTTATTTATATCACTTTGTGTTTCTTTAAAACTTGTCTAGTCTTAATTTCCTTTGTTGTCTTTTTACCGTATCTGTCTGCAAGTTCAGATGATGGATGGGCCTCTGCAATCCGTGATAGATTCTCTTTCCATCCAGCGTCATTTTTAATTCTGTCACCTGTACCGCCAGCAATACCAAACATTGATGGTGTCTGTGTGATGTGTGGGTTCTCTTTCAGAAAGTCTTCCCTACCAGAAATGGTAAAGAATTCTTCCCACTCTTCACCTGTCTCGTTGTTCTTGAAGTTGTAATAGGGCATCTGTTAGTTCTTTCACTTTCATTTGTAATGCATGAACTTGTGCTTGCATATCTGCAATCTCTCGTTTATACATATTTTCTGTTGTCATAACAACAGGTTCTTCTTTTCTTTCCTGTCTCATTTTCCATAACATCCAATCATAATAGCGTTCTGGTTCTGGGTCATGCTGCTGTTTGTTCATACCAATACGGAGCTCCTCTTTTTGTCCATTTCGCCAAATGTTGTTTATACTTTATATAGTAGTCATGATATGCACGAATTGAACTGTCTGGGTTCTTAACATCATCAAACATCGCCTGATACGGTTCACAGAAACCAACCTCGTACATATTGGTTGGTGGTCTTTCCAATGCCTCATGTAGTTTACGATAACTCTCATGGGGTTTGTCATGATTGTAACGATACATGAACTCATTGTTTAGTTCAGTCCACATCTCATACAACCACTTGTAATTTGAAACTGACTTACGAACCCAAATACCACTGGGGTGTTTGATGTGTGACGCTTTGTACAGAACGTGTTCAAGGTCACTGTTCAGTTTCCATCGTGCAATCTTGCGACCATTCGCAGTCTTGCCATAATATTGTTCACCGTCAAGATAACGGTGTGCAGTAGACATCAACTGAGCGTACTCAATAATCATCTTACTGCAATGACTGTCATTGTGCATCTGGGCACAAATCTTTGGGTCATGATTCAAGTAAAAAATGTTCATTCTGTTTCTTCCATCTCCCAACGATAAAAGATATGGTCTTCAATCTCTATCGTCTTTGTCTTTGTCTTCGCCCATGCTGGTTCAACGTAATCTGCATGGTAGTGGGTTGCACCTTCTGTAATATCTGCAATCTTATAGCTACCATCTACAACACCAATTGTCAAGGTAAAAATCTGTTCAAAAGTTTCCATGTCATGAACACGGTCTGACTTACCATCACAATACCAACTGAACTGACAACGATTCCTTACAGGAATCATAACTGTGTTGTCTTTCCAACTTGGACGATGTGGGCCTTGGTAAACCACTTGACAAATAGTATTTGGATAACGACTATCATTAACACGATTTACTGTAACAGATATAACCGCCATCTGACCAGCGAGTGGTTGATTACGAGCCTCAAAGTAAACATTCTGTGCAAGACAGAACGCCTCGTCTGTGATAAATTGTTGTTTTGTCGGCACCGTATCTGCATTTGCAGTTGGTGTCAATGACAACATTGAACTTAGAATTAATTCTTTAAGCATGAAACGCCTCCATATATTCATCATTGTTTGTTTCAAAAACAACAAAGGGGAAATACTTGTCCATTGTCTTGACCAGATTCATATAGTCACCAGATTGCATTTCCTTGGTGATTGCGTCTTCATCCATGTCGAGTTGTCGAGCAAGACTTCGTGCAGTACCCAAGAGTACAAATGCATTTCCATCTGGGCCGTCAAGATTAATCGTCAACGGCGCAGAAGTGTTTTTGAATTTCATCATACTGGTTCTCCATCAAGTGTTGTAAATCCCATAGGTGCGACCACATACTTTTCAGTACCGACCAGAACTTGGTCACCAACTGAAGTAGACCGCAATCCCATACCACTAGAGATATCACCAACAACGGTTACTGCATCGTTACCATCCTCTGGCATCTTCAGTGACCAACTGTCCATGATGTTCTGTGTCCACCGATGTGCGTACTCAAGAGTCTCAATCAATGTTGGAAACTCTGGTACATCTACGAAAGCGACTGTGGATGGTGTGTCCTCAAACGCCGTGTGAATAACTGCTACCTGTGTCATTATATAATCTCCTCTTTCCATACTAGGTTTGCAAATTTGTCTTGTAGACGATACGCTTCCTTCTCCCAAGGTAAGTCGTAATACTTTGTGTTTGGGTTGACCTTACGACCTCTCCAAACGGCCTGGCCATTCTCGACCAAATCATCGTTCATTTCATTTCGGACATACTGTTTGACATGAATCATCTCATGACAAATTGTGGTCACCAACTCTTTGATACCAATGGTCTTGTCAACTTCGATGATGAACTCACGATTGGTATCTTCCATCTGACAGTAACCGATTGCGTCATCATTCATCTTGTTTAACTGAACTGTAATATCCAGTGTACGATGTCGTGGTAACAACTGACCAATCATGAAATTCACTACCTTCTCGGCAATGTCTCTCTGGACTTTGTTCCCACCCTCTACAACAACGTAATTCATATTTACTCTCTTTCTCATCATTACAAGTATATGCTACTATGTTTTGATAACAATGTCAAGGGAAAAAACGAACTAAATAATCCTTGAAAATCAAGGGTTTAGAAAAGAAAAAGGGGGGAAAGTTCGTTTCCCCCCAAGACTTTAGCAAATCACGCCGAATCACTGGAACACTGAAAGTGAGAGAGAGAGGAGTCGTGTTCCGTTTCATAACAACCTCATTACCAAGTCTTTAATCATAGTACCTCATCAGTACCAAAATGTCAAGAAGTTTTACTTATTTGGGTCAACAAATTCGTCATTCCACCCAAACGCTTCTTTGACAACAACCGCCGAAAGTCCTTTATAGACTTGATGTAATTTTTTATCCTTTGCGGCCACTACCACCTCTGCCTCGCCTTGAGACAGACCTTCCAACATCTGAACGAACATCTGTTCCTTCTTCCATTGCGGTGTTTGGTTGTCACCACCTTTGATGAACCTGTATAACTTCTTTGACTCTTGGAAGAGTAAAGTGTGTTCAGTTCCATCTGGGGCTTCGTTTCTGTTGAAAGGAACTTCGCCAGGTGGTAAAATCCATTCGATTTTAGGGTCAAATGAACCCTTAATAATCATTCGCAATGCATCACTATTATTCTCTCTAAGAATTTCAATCTTCTTCTCTTTAGTCTTTGCATTATGAACTTTCTTCAGCACCTCATGTAGTAAAGGTGTATATGTATTCACTGCCATTTTAAAAGTCTCCAATATTTTCCATATGGTTTTTTAGTCGATGTTTAATGAAGTAGTTTAATAGACCACTTCTATCATTTACCGAACTATTTAGATAGGTATCCACACAGGCCTTGTTAATCTCATCTGGTGCATACTCTAAGTCTATCAGTTTTCTGTTGCGTTGATAATTTCGCAACATCTCTTCGTTACAAAAATCCTCTGGGACAAGGTCAACCCATGTCGCCAGTTTCTTCTTTGAGATAGGACGTTGACGTAATTCATCTACAAAACAATTATCTGGTGATAAGAAGTTTGGTACTCCATCACTACGGTCACCCTTTAGGATGTGTTCTTTGATGTATACGTCTGGGTCAATACCGTTCACGAACTTTTTCAGTGTCGGACTGTATTGTGTAACGAAACTGTGTTTCTGCAATTGAATGAAATCTTTGTCACCAGATACAATCAATACCTTCTCATAGTGTGAAGGTGTTTCTGCAACGTAGGATACAACAGATGCGATAATGTCATCGGCCTCTGCGTTCTCTACTTCTAAAACCTTGTAGGGCAGATTCTCTTCTAATTCTTTTTTGATTAGATGCAAGGTATCGAATATCGAACCCCAATCTAACTTGGATGCCTTACGGTCTTTACGTCTACCGTGTTTGTAATTTGGAAAGTATTCTCTTCTCCAATTACTTTTGTTATCATAACATAGTACCAGTTCTCCGAACTCTTCATTGAATCTACTACGATAACCCCTTAATGAATTGAGAACCATATGTCGAACCATGTCTGGGTCAACTTCAGTGTTGCGGCCAATCTGAATCATCAGATTAGAAAGCGTCACTTGGTTCATATCAACTAAAATCATATTATCACCTTATGCCTTGTCTGGGTCATCATCCTCAGTGAAGTCTTCTGACAATTCTCTTATCAATTCCATGTCCATATGGACATCGTGCTTCTTTTCCTTCTCATCATAACTCACATTTGAAATCAATTCAATCAAGTTTTGAAAAGGATGAGTAAACCCTCTATCTCTGTATATGGTCGCTTTGATAGCCTCAGACAAAAATGCAATATCCTGTATAAACTTACTTTCGGAAATCTCTACGTCATTCTCATCCATATTATGTATCATTGAAACCATAATTCCATCCGTTAACTCGTCTGCGAACTGTAACTCTTTATTGAGTTTCATCGCATCAAAGTTTGTCACTTTTGGTGCAATACCCACATACTTCTTTGGGAACTGCACAATGTTACTAGTCTGTCCATCATCCGTCATCATCCACCTTCCGACCAGCAGGCACAACAGTCACCCACTTAACTCGCTTCTCTTGGTATTCACCATAGAAGTCATCACACCAATCACCATTTCGTAAGTACGTTTCACAGTGTCGAATATACGCCTTACATGATGCTTCGTTTGCAATCGCACCCTTTACCTTTTGACGTACCGCCGCCCGATATGAAGAAAGCTGTTCCTTCTGGGTTTTGATATACTTTGTAACATTCACTCTTGAGAATGGATGTTCATCTGGTAACGTCAAAACAGATGGGTGTATATTAGAATACTTAGGTGGGTTCTCACGCAACCTTTTTTCCCTTGCAAGACGCAACCGTTCTGCGGCAGCCTCTCTCTGTTCTGGTGTCATTTTACGTCTTGGCATTTTAGTAACCTCTCTCATCCTTCAGTTTTGCCTGATTACGCAACCAACGTCTTCGGCCTGCGGCCTTTTGTTTGCGTTTCTTTTCACCCCTACTCATAAAAGATTCACGGGCTCTTAGTTCTTGAAAGAACCCTTCCTTCATAAGTTTCTTCTTTAGTACACGAATGGCACCATTAACATCTGGTTTACCATCTCTACCCTTTCTGACCCTTACTTCCATTTATCCCTCTGTGGTTATTGTTTCCACAATCTTGTCAAGTTTCTCTGCATCACTATTTTTCTTCTCAGTCACCTGTGCATCAAGTTCCTTGAAAGCGTTCAGTGCAGAAATCTTAGACAACAATTGTTTCTCTCGTTTTAGTCTATTCATAAGAATCTTGGTTGCCTCTGCACTGGAATATTCCAACAGAACGTAAACACGATACTGTGTACCGTTTACTACAACATCAGATTCCTTGACCCTGTAACCAGCAACATCAACATCTGCAATCAGATTTTTAGTCACTGTCTCAATCTCATTCAAGACTGAGGCATTCGCATCAGTACCAATCTTCGATACAAACGACTTTGTTTGAGAACGCAACTCACCATTGATACGGTCAGCAAGTGTTCTCTTTGCAAGTAGAATTGCAATATCATTAGACAACTGTAGGTCTGGTGATACTGCCGTACCAACTGCAAAAATCGCCTCTTCATCTTCTGGAATTTTCGTATACCATTCAGGCATCGCCTTCACCTGTTGATTTGCAAGTTTGGCCTTGTACTCATAAACTTCCTTATCAACACCAGAGTGTGGTGGTGGTGAGTCCATCACTGCGACATTCTTTGTACTAGAACACGCCGCAAGTAAAGATGCAACCGCACCAATCATAATCACATTTTTCATCATTTCATCCCTTCTAGAGTTTCGATTACTTCGTCACGAGCACCACTGTCGATAAACCAATCAGTGGTGGTTGTTATAATATCTGGGTAATAGGTGACAAGAATAATACCCACAACAATACCGAATATGAATTTAAACATTACATACCCCCTAATAATAACGACAGTACACTACTAAAAGTAATCTTACCACTGTCGTAGTTTCCATAATAGTAAGTTGGGTCTGGACTGTAAGATGGTTTGATAGGTTTGAACTTATCAGCCAGTGTTACAGGACGAACCTCTACAACCTCACTACTAACAATAACTTCCTCTTCTGGTGCCTCTACAACATCTTTCTTGATGCATGAAAGGTCAGTATTGGAAGACAACTTAACAGGTGATACTTCTCGTATTACCTGTTCTTTCGCTTTCTTCTCTGCGAACTCACACGCCTGATTTTCTGTCATATCAGGCCCAAATACATAACTACCTTGTGCTGGGTATGTCTTATCCTCAATGGTTACCCACATTGTGATAACGCATTTTCTGGTGTCCTCGACATAAGGAAACACCTCTTTCTTGAATTCTTTTGTGTTCTGAATTGTATATATGTATGAAGAGTTTACTAGATGTTCATAATCACATGGGGTTTGATTCTCGTATGCAGGCGCCCAAGTCGGACAACCGCTCAATCCAAGTATCAATGTCATTCCAATGTATTTGTTCATAATCTCCAACATAATAAAATGAGAGTCGGAAACTTGCATCCCCACACCATAATATTTGGAACTTTCAAAGTGGGCCAACCAACCTTAATTCCGACTCTCAAACTCATATTATAACATTATCCACCATTTGTCAAGTCTTTTATGGGAATTAATTCTGTCTCCCCATCTTTACCTTTTTTAGTTCTGATGAACCCATCTTTCTCCAAACGTGTAAGCATGGAGTCAATAATTACTTCAATCCTTTCCCTACGACCAAGGTTCTGACCAAAGTAAAATGCGAACATCGTACAACACATAGTAATGGTTACTGCCGTTGTAATTGTTACCATAACATCTTATCCTTTAGATTTATTTATGTGATTCTCAAAGATTTCATGCAGAGCCTCCATTGACTCATAATCTTTACCACCAACGTGCCACTCGTATTCCTCAGTAGGAATGTAACCAGTTTTCCAATTGTAGACGGTGAACCCCTTGTAATAGTAATCATCTGGGTCATCATCTCCATCGACAACCTTGGCCTCGATAGTCCACTCTGCATTGACCTTTTCATATGGGTCTGCATCTGTGTATGTTGGTTTACCAAAAATCTCTACCAACTTGTCATAAGTGGTAGTAACACAACTGATATAATGATAACCATTGGTATTCAATGCATCATCATTTTCAAACTCTAAAACTTTTAAACTCATAATATTTCCTCACTTTCTATACATATGCTATCATGTTATCAGAACAATGTCAAGTAGTTTTTAGACCGTTTCTATCATGCAACCAAAAGTATTTTTTACTACAAAGGTAGTATCTGTACCCTCGGCCATTTCATTCAGAACCATCTTTTCTTCCTCTGCATTACCCAAACATTGGTGCAAAGAAACAATTTCTGGTTGATTGTCTGATTCACATTTCAGAATTGCCCAACCTTCGATTGGATGTCCTACATTGTTAAACATTTCTACTCCTATGAGATATTCCACTTCACTTCAAGTTTACCCCTTTTCAGGCAATCTGCAAGATACTCCATGTATCCAATGGCCATTCTCTTCTCATCAGAAGCACCTTCTGTAAGATTGATGACAGCATCTTCAAGATTCTGAATCATTGACTTTTCGGCTTCACCAAAGTTCATAACAAACTGACCTTCTGCGTTCTCGACAAACATCTTTTTGTCCTTCCAATCATCGTAAAAGTAACCCATAATTAAACCCTCATCTCAACAGCTTCATTCCAAAGGTCTTTCGCACCGTTATAGTGGTCAAACCCATACTCATCAGCAAAGTCCATGCTGCTTGTGAACATCACTTCACCGTAAATCTTGTGGGTGTCAAGGATATATGCAAGCATCTTAGCGGTCTTTGCAAACCCAACATTGTTACCAACACCTTTGTAAACTTTAATACCACCGTTGTCGGCACCGATAAAAATTGTTTCTTGATTTGTCATTTGAAGTCCTTTCTCTCAATTACATATACACTATACGATGTTTTGAGAACAAAGTCAAGGCCTTTTTTAAAATAAAAAAAAGCCCTTGTAAATCAAGGGCTTTCGTGAGAGATTTTTTAGAGTTTTTAGTTTAGATTAGTGTAAAATGCCGAATCGTGCCGAATCACCCTACCTTACCTAAGAACCTTGCGATATGATGTACCCAAGGTAGTAACATGATAGACATGAATAGATTTGCACCAGAATGTGCAAGTGCAACCCTCAAGGTATCACCCTTAGGCATTCCATCTGAAACCAGAAGTCCTGCCAACCAGATTGTACCTGTCGTTCCTATGTTTGCACCAAGAACTGCCCCTATTGCGGCAGGAAGTGGTAACGCACCAGAAGCAACTAATGCAATGATTGCCGTTGTTGAGAGTGATGATGATTGCCAGAGCAATGTCATAACAATACCACCAAAGAACATATAAATTGGATTACCTAAGAAGAATGCAAGGTGTTCCATATTACCCATAGATTTCATACCACCAGAAAACATTTTCAAACCGATATAAAATACTACAAGGCCTACAAGTGCTGTGATAATCGGATTACCTAATTCCATTTTCTTAACCTTTCTCCAAAGTTTATCGGACATTGGACACTCCATAAATTAAAGGGGAACTTAATTGTTCCCCTTATTATCTTTATATAGTATTTTTTACAGTTCGTCAAGAAGTTTTTTAAGTTTCTTTTTTGACTTACCCATCGCCTTTGCATTTGCAATAGCATCTTTATTTGACGTATCACCATCCACAACAATCAATCCAATCATACCCATTCCTTTGTGTGGTGTACACCAGTAATAATAAATGCCAGGCACAGTAAATTCGATAGATACTTCTTTACTGTTCTTTGACTTCTTTGGAATCTCAAATCCCTCTGGAGCCGCAACGATTTCTACGTTGTGTCCTTTGGATGTTGGAAACCATACAACCACATCACCAGAATCAACGTGTACTAATTCTTGAGAGTAAACCATCTTTCGGCCTGCTCCGTCTTTATTCAACATTTCGATTTCAATAGTTTTTGCGTATGCAAGATTCGCCATAAAGACAAACGCAAATACTGTTCCTATAAATGCAAGTGGTTTCATTTTAAATTATCCTTTTCTGTCATGAGGGCCTTCGCCTCTTCGTAATATCCTTGAGATGCAAGTTGCGAAGCCGCTCTTGCATATCCAACTCTGGTAAAAAATACATTCCATTTTTTCCCAGCAATTTTAAAGAAGTGTGCAATCTTTTCACAGATTTCACAAGTCTCTTCGTAAGTGTGTCTTAATACTAATCCAATACTCATCGTTTAATTCTCCCTTTAGATGTCAAGTAGTTGTTATAGAAGTCTATGCAGGCTTCATTTGATAGATGTCTAGTTTCACTATTCCATTCAGTGCGAACATAATTAACAATTCCCCTATCGTCTTGTCTCTGTTGAAACAAATTAGTCAATATTTTTAACATATTATTACTCCACGCATAAAAAAAGGGTGCAATGCACCCCTGTATTATTTTTTTGTAATTTTTCGCAAACTAAGATAGTCCGCTTCTTCTTCGGTGTAAGGCCACATTCGGCAAGTCCTTTTAGGTTAAGTTGTAATGGTTTATTACGCAATTATTTATAACAGTAACACTGCCATAACTGTTGCGGCTACGGAAAATCTGTAGTGCTATTTTTGCATAGGTCTGATTATTTTTTTGCAGTATATTCTGGGGAAGTGAATTGGGGTTTCTCACGCATCTCAATTTGTTGTCGAAACTTTTCTCTAACGTCTGGATGATTGTCTGAGAATCGTAATAACATAGTGATTGCAACATAATGGTCACCCATAAATTGCAAGCGACCACTTTTGTAAAGTTTTGCTTTACGGCCGTTCATGTCTAGAATAAAATGTCTATGTTGGTATATCACCTTTATGCAGTCCTACAAAATATTCAGCATCAACTACCACAAGTGGTTTATGGTTGTTACGTTTAATAACCACCACTGGTTCATAGTCTTTGCAATTTTCGACTGCCTGAGAATATGATTCCCACACGTTTACTTTTTCTTGGTTTTTACACTCAACAGAATAAGGGAACTTTTCTCTCGCAGCCCTTGCCATAATCAAGTCTTCACCGCCTGCACCCATTGACCTTGATTCAACATCTTCTGGATGCACTTCAAGTTTTTCTATAAGTTGGTCACGAACCCACTGTTGTAATCTTCGGCCTTTAGCTTTCGCACTTTGAGTTTTCAATATTCTTCTTCTTCATCGTATAAGTCATCTTCATTATCTTCTGGGATTTCTGCACCACAGAAAACACAGTACTGTACTTGATAATGTCTACTTGACATTGTATGTCGCACTGTGAATTCTGCGTCACATTCCTCACAGGAGATAATCTTTCTACTCATATTTATGCAGCGTCCTCATACGCATCATCCCAAGTGCCAGTCAAACCAGCAACCTCATATTCGGTCACTCTATTCTCAAAGAAGTTAGTATGGTCTGCACCGTTAAGTACCCATTCCAACCACGGTAGAGGATTCTCTTTCACCTTGAAATTCGGTTTCAATCCCAACTGAAGCAATCTTCTGTCGGTGATATATCTTATATAGGTCTTCACATCAGAGGCCTCAAGACCTTCTGGAGCGCCCATCTTATAGGTCAACTGAACGAACTTGTCTTCCAATTTCACTGACTGTCTTGCCATCTCATAGATTTCAGACTTGAATTCATCGTCCACAACCTTTGGATATTCTGTACAGAATTGTCTGAACAGTTTTGCGATACCCTCAACGTGAATTGATTCATCTCTGATTGACCATTCAACAACCTTACCCATACCTTTCATCTTACCGAAACGCTGGAAGTTCAACAACATCACGAATGATGCAAACAGAGCGATACCCTCGTTCATTACTGACTTGGCCATTGCAAGTGCAAGACCTCTGTGTGTCGATGTGTTTGAATCCATCATGAAGTCAATCTTGTCTGCCATTTCTGAATACTCAAGAAACGCATGATATTCTTCTGGTGGAAGACCAAGTGTCTCGTTCAACAATGCATATGCACGTTGATGGATTGCTTCCCTGTTCGCAAATGAACCCAACATATTTCTGACTTCATTGTTCTTGAATTTTGGAATCAACTGGTCATAATAGTTTTGTCCAACTGCAACATCGGCCTGTGTGAATAGTCTTAGAATGTTGGTGATGTAATCTTTTTCTGCAACACTAACCTTACCAGACTTCCAATCAGATACATCTTCTGACAAATCAAGTTCGTCTTCAATCCAGTGTACCTTCTCATGTCTTGTTGTGATTTCAACTGCCCAAGGATAGTAGAATGGTTTGTAAGTTTCACTAAACTTCAACAGACTTCCACCACCTCTTTTCTTAAAGAGAGTTTCAGCATATTTCATCAAGTCATCGTATCCACCGATACGGTCACCATCCACAAAGATTTGTGGTACTGAATTTACTCTGCGAACATCGTTTGGTTTCCCAACGATTTCACTGATACCGTTGATTGACTGATAGAACGCAAGACGTTCTTCCTCATTGTCCATGACTTCTGCATGGTATTCAAATCCATTTTCGTCTAACCATTTCTTGGCCATTTCGCAAAAAGGACAGTCTGTTTTAGTTACTACTTTTATTTCCATTTCTTACTTCTCCATGTAACAGTTGTGATTAGGTTTTTCACGCATTTGTAAAACCCAATCTAATTCTTGGATGCACCTGTTGTACCACTTTTTATCGTGTTCATCATGTGCCTTCTCCATATCTTCTTTTAGTTGTTCCATTCGTACTAGAATGTAACGCTTTTGTTTTCCAGTAAGGTCGGCATTAACCTGTACTGGTGTAGTCAGTGGTATTCCGAAAGATGTCTCTTGCATGAATTGTCTCCTACACTGCAAAACTCTCACCGCATCCACATGATGCAGTGGCATTAGGGTTAGATACTTTTAAGTAAGACCCACCCAATTCTGTAACATAATCTACTGTGCAACCCATTACAAACATCTCTGCAACAGGGTCAATAACTAAGTTCTCAACAGTGGCTGGTTCATCTGTGGTATTCCAAACATATTGGAATCCAGAACAACCACCACCCTTGACTGACAAGTAGACATTTGGTTTACCGACTTGTCTTAGATATTCTTTTGCACTATCAGTTAACTGAACTAGCCCTGACACGCTACACACTCATCTTGCGATTGTGCAGTGATGTCGCATACGGCCTGTGATTCATAATCTTTCAATGCGTTTCTTTCGACCTTTTCAGATACGTTCTCTGCACGTTGACCTGTCTCAGTTCTCAAATAATAAAGACCTTTACAACCTTCTTTCCATGCATTGTAGTGTACCTTGTGTAGATACTTTTTCTCTGCACCGGCAGGAAAGAATAGATTCAATGACTGACCTTGACACAAGAATCTTTGTCTGTCACCACCTTGTTTTACCAGTACATTCTGGTCAAGTTCGATTGCGGTCTTGAAAACTTCTTTCACATCGTCTTTCAAGAATTTAAGGTGTTGTACAGAACCACCCTTGGTAATAATGTCTTGCCATACTTTGTCGGTATTCTTCTCAACCTTCTCAAGTTCTTCTGCAAGATACTTATTTTTTACAAGGTGCGAACCTGCTCTGGTTCTGTGTGTATACGCATTTGCCTTCAATGGTTCAATTGATGGTGAAGTACCACAGATGATAGAACTGTTTGCATTCGGGGCGATTGCAAGTAGATGTGCATTACGTCTACCAGTGCCTTCCATGTCTGGTGCCTCTCCTCTAGATGAACCAAGGGATAAACTTTCTTCGATTGCTTCTTTTTGAATGTATTGGAATATAACTGCGTTCCATACATCTGCTTGACTACCATCAAAAGGAATTCTCTTTCTGTGTAGGAAAGAATGCCAACCCATTGCACCTAGTCCAAGTGACCTTTCTTGTTGTGCAGAATATCTTGCACGACTGATTTCGTCTGGTGCGTTGTCAATAAAGAATTGTAACACGTTGTCCAAGAATCGAACAAGGTCACGAATCATTGTTGTCTTTTTCCAATCTTCAAACAACTCAACATTGACTGAAGAAAGACAACATACAGCAGTCCTATCATCTGAAGTTGGAAGATGAATTTCGTTACATAAGTTTGAACCATGAATCTTTAATCCTTTGTCCTTTTGAGTTTGAGGTAACGCACGATTAGCAGTGTCAATGAAATTCAAATATGGTTCACCTGTACGATATCTTACTTCTAGAATTTGTTCCCATAACTTTCTTGCCTTCATGGAATCACGAACTGACCCATCATTGGGGTCAAGTAAATCCCACATCTCATCTCGTTCAATTGCTCTCATGAACGAATCAGTAATGTTAATTGCATGGTGCAAGTTAAGGTTCTTACGATTAACATCACCTGTAGGAACTCTCATATTCAAGAATTCAATGATGTCTGGATGTGTAACATCCATGTACGCAGCATAAGAACCTTTCCTTGTCTTACCCTGTCTGTATGCTGTCATATCTGCATCAACTGTGTGCAGAAATGGCATTGGGCCTGGGGCTTTGTCGGATACTGCTCGTACATCAGACCAGTGACCACCGACACCACCACCCTTCACAGAAAGCCATCTCAGTTCCGCCGTATGGTCAATAAGACCTTCTAACGAGTCTGGAACATAAGTTAGAAAACAAGAGATAGGTAACGCCTTTACCTTTTGGCCAGGCAAAGGTGCATTTGATAATACAGGTGATGCAAACATGAACCACCCCTTTGAAACGTAATCGTAAATTCTTTGTGCAAGTTCCATATCCCCATATGAATATGCAACTGAGGCTCTTGCAAACGCTTGTTGTGGACTATACTCACCATCAATACAATAGTAATCTTTTAATAACTTTGATGCTTGTTCTGATAAGGTATCGTCACGTTTAAAATCTATGTTGATACCCAAATACTGCGAGTTTCTCACCATCGGAAACTCCACAACCTCTGCTGTTTGCATTCTAATTCTCCTATATTTTTTTCCATTTTTGAAATTCGACTTTGGCGGTTAAACCTTGGTAGGTGCTAGTATGTATAAGTTCTTTGATTTCAAGAGCGTCCATTCCAGATAGTATCATATCGTTAATATCCTTTTGTCGCACATAATCAGGCCACACTACTACTCTATAACCTTCATCAATCGCCTTTCCTAGTTGTTTAATGATTTCCCTGTTCCTTGGTTCGTTGTCTGGAACAAGAACTGCTTTGTCTTTATATTGAGGTACACGCAAATCACTCTGAGCCACCGCAATACAGTTTGATATAAAAAGACTATCAATAGGGCCTTCCACGACAAAAATATCCCTAGAAGTATCAACCCTGTCAAGACCATATATCTTTGGTACACTCTCATCAAGAATGATGGTAATGTACTTTGGTTTTTCTTTTCCAAACGCTCTCCCTTGATATGCAAATATGTCACCATTGGAATCACGAAACGGAATCACCATCCTTGGGTGGTCACCATCCAAGGTTGGAAACTTATTTGGAACTAATTGATTAGTCCAAGAATAAAACTGATTGACCAAATAGATATCGTTGTCATTGGGAATTTTTCGGTCTTCGATGAACCGATAGGCAGGATGTTCTTTTCCAATTTCCCTAAAAGATTTGACATTATTGAAGATACCCTTCTTGGTAAAGACAGGTTTCGGTATATCGAATTTTGGATTCTCGACATGGCCACCCCTTCCTGTTGCAGTGGTGCCCTCTCTGTACCGTTCTAATATATAGTCATCATGTATCTTTGAGTCGATGTGTTTTATCACATTTGATAAATTTGTTCCCATACTACAGTTGTGACATTTGTAGAATAGGTCATTCTTTTTGCGAAAGACGAACCCCCTCGCTTTCGACTGACTTTTCTTGGAATCGCCACAGAACGGACACCTAAAGTTCCAGAGATAATCACTCTTCTTCTTGAACCTTTGGAGTCTGTGCGATATTAGATTAAGATATTTGAGGTCTATGTACATACTCATAAAAGTGAGTATATACATTTACATGGGGAATGTCAAGACCTTTTGAAGAATAAACCCTATAACGATTGACCCACCAATGATGAGCCATCTCCACTTTTCCAGAACACCCACCCTCTGCGACAATTCTTCACGCATCTTACGAAAGTGTTCCTCTTCAATCTTACTATGAGCGTTCATCTGTTCAACCAGACGGCGTTCCATATCACCCATAGCCTTGTTAGTTTCCTTTGCGTTGGACGTAATGCGAGAATGCAACTCCATGATATTTTCTGTAAGTTTTTTCTCTTGTTCGTCCAATGCTTCTTCCTGTCTAATTAACTTCTCTTCATGCACCGCCATGATAGTATGCAATGACGTAGAAACATCTGCAATCTTTTCAATAGCAGTATCAAGACGAACATGAATCTGTTTCATGTCATCTACTTCTCTTTTCAAGAGCGCAATTTCTGTTTCTACGGACATCTCATATCTCCCATGAAGATATTTATGGGAACTAGTTTTTACGATTCGCCAGTGGGTTGTCTAGGGCCTTAGTCAACTTACTATTCATTTCGTCTTCAAGTTGTTGCAGTTCTCTTTTGACATAACCTTCCATACCATCAATCTTATCATTGAAACGGTTGTTCGCATCAAGAATTAATTCTCTGGTTTCTTTCTTAGTCCTGTCCATTAATAAAGTTGCTTCGTCTTCAACCACATCAATGTCATTCTCAACCTTGTCAAGAATACGTTCCATACGAACCAAATCCTCTCTCAAGTCATGTTTGGTTTCTCTCATAACATCAACAGAAGTTGCAACACCCTCATCAAGTGCAATCATTTCTTCTCTTAACACTGCAAGTTTTTTATCAAATTCAGATAAGTCTGGTGCGACATAACTCTGTATTTGTTCCTTCATGTCCATGTAGTCTTTGTAAAATTCAAAGCCTGCCCACAGACCACCACCTAACATGGATACCAGTGGGATAATCATAAACAATTTACTTCCTGTAAGTTTCACTCCGCCATATTCTACTTCAGCCATTTTTCTCTCCTAGTTTAAGTTTGGATATTGTAAGTTTTCCATCGTGTCGAAATTGGGGTCATTCAAAAACCATCTTGCAAACGCATGGTCTACAGTTGGTTTGTCTGGATAGAAATCATTATCCTTGTTCTTCTTTTCTGCATAGTCAAATCCAGGCACATACGAAATCAGTGCAAGGAGTTGACGTTGTACTAACATTTGGTTTTCCAAATTCGTTTCTTGTTCAATCTTCTTTGTCAACTCAATCGCCTTCTGGGCCAACAACATTCTTATCTTGTCGTTCTTAGTTGACTTCTTCTCTACTACTTTCTTCTTTCCAATCTTTTGTTCTGATGATTTATCTACAACAGTCTTTTTAGTTGGGTCTTGAAAGTCTTCATCTTCAGATGTATTTTCTTTTAACTCTGCAAGTTCTTTCTCAATATCGTCCTCTTGGTTTGTGTTACCATCACCAGAGCTTGCTTCATTCTCTACTTCTGCAAGTTCTTTCTCAATGTCATCATCCATTGCAGTATTACCAGTTTGACCTTCTAGTTCTTCAATTTCTTTTTCGATGTCATCTTCCATTGCAAGTTGGTCACCTCTGATATTATCTTCGACTTCTTGAAAACCTTCACCGTCATCAATCTCTTCAACCACAACTGTCTGTACATCTGGTAACGTCAATACATTTGGTAAACCTTCAATTTCAGTTGTTGTAGTAACATCTATTTCATTGTTTATAATTGTAGGGTCATCTGTCCTACCATTGTCAACAATCTTTGTAAGTTCTATTGCGGTTTGATAGTCTGGACATTGTACGTCATATAATGAATCTAATTCACATTGTTGTTCTAGATATGCTTGTTGGTATCCAGTACACTCCACCGAATATAGTGGGTCATAGTCACATTGTTTTGCAAGGTTTGCTGACGCATAGCCGGGGCATGATGGGTCATAGAGGGGGTCTAGCGAACATTGTTGATTGAAGTATGCAGTCTTATACCCTGTACACCCACTATCATATAGTGGGTCAAGTTGACATTGTTGATTGTAATATGCGGTCTTGTATCCTGTACATCCACTATCATATAGTGGATTGAGTTGACATTGTTGATTGTAATATGCGTTTGCATAGCCAGGACAGGCAGGGTCATACAAAGGATTTGCAGAACACTGTTGTGTCAAGTATGCAGCCGCATAGCCTGAACAAGATGGGTCAAATAATGGATTGGAAGTGCATTGTTGTTGAAACAACGCATTTGCATAGCCAGGACAGGAGGCATCAGATAGCGCTCCATTGAGTGTACAGGTATCTGGCATAAGAACTACACTACCAGTAAAGTTCTTCACCTTTGGGCCGTGCATACCTTGCCAATAACCATTGTCTTTGCCTCGGATAGTTACTTCAATTTGGTCAATAGTTACGCCTGGCACTAATGCTAATGGAGCAAAACTTAATACTTCCTCAACCGTATATCCATTTGATTTTGTTTGACTGTAATCCCACTCTTCAGAATAAATGTTAGTACCAGAAGCAAATGCATCGACAGTGATTACTAAATCATCTAAACAATCACCGTTTACTTTTGTTGCTGTACAAGCACCATTTATTGTATTCGTGGTTTCATTTTTCCATTCCCATTCTGTTATGTAACCAGCAATATCAAACCCAGCACCAACTAACGCTTGATTGATAGCCAGATTGGTTATCCATGTATCGTCAGTATACGAGAAGTGCATAATGTAATCAGTAGACAAAACTGCACCAGTTCTTCTGTCCGTCATCTGATACATCTGATTATGAGAACTTCCAGTGCTATGACTACCTGTGCCAAAATCACCTTGGTCTATAATTTGTTGAACAGTATTATCGTTGGGGTCTAGACAGGTGCCATTGCCTGCTAATGGATTAGTAGTACCGTCTGTTGAACAAGTTACTTGTGCGTTAGAGTAAGAGGAGAAGCAAAGCAAGACTACCAACAGTAGCGCCGATAGTAGCGTTTCTTTTTTGAACATCTGATTTTTTCTCTATTATTTCGACAGGTGGAATTCTGTCTGGATTACTTTTCCACTCATCGGTTGCCTGCTCACCGATTTTACCCAAGAACGGGCAAGGTGTGCCTGCCATTTCCATTGCGTCATAAACTCTACGGTCTTGACATAGGACTGATACTGCGGCCACTTTCATGCCCATATCATAGAGTGTCTTTGAAATCTTTAGACGTTCACAATTTTCATCCCTTACCATTTCACCTGTAGAGACACCAAGAATTTGTGTTTGGACTGCACCAGAAACCCCTGTAGTACAAAGGTCTGAAGATGAAGAACCAATACTTGGCGAAATCGCAGATGGTGGTGGGGATATAACAATTGTCTTGCCTGATGTAGTAACATCAGATTTACTATTAGTAGTTGTTTCCACACTTGTGGTTTGTGCATATGAATTCGTTGCGAAAAACAACACACCAAATAAAATAAAAATGTATCTAGTCATATATCTCTCTCGTTGTCGATTTGCGACACTACTATTTATGCAGTGTCAATCTTTTGACAAACAAATTAATTTGACTGTGCTATTTGTCAACAAACCATTTCTCTAATTCTTGGATTCTACTCTCAAGGTCATCCATTTTCTTTGAGACATTTGGATACTTCTTTCTCCATTTGTCTTCAGACTTTAATATCTCTAGTCCATAACGCTTTGCAGCCCAGTTGTACAAACCGTCTATCTTTTTATAAAACCATCTACCCATTGCAGTTTTTTCAAACCACGCCGAGGAGGCCGACCCAAGGATAGACCCTGCTATTGCACTAATTGCCCAGAACCACATTTTTCATCTTCTTTGCATATGCAACAATGTCATGGTCACGAACACCATCAAATGGTTGTTTGTTTTTCCATGCGGCCTTACGACCTCTCCATTGGTCTTTAAATCTTTGCCACCATGTCATTCTACGAACATTACCATAGTGGTTAATATAACATTCAACGCCGTGATGTCTGTAACCCATTAACCAGAATGGCACTTTACAAACAATGTCATTATTATTAACGACACGATAGTGTGAAATGTTTAGGTTTCTCACCCATCTTTTATCACCAACTCTAGGTGAACCAAATGTATATAGACAACTGATATTGAAATCTCTGTTCAACCTAGACGCACAGATAGTTGCCATGGCGGCACCAAGTGAATGTCCTGTAATAAAAATCTCATGTCCAGATAAGTCTGCAAGTGTGAATGATAAATCATCCCATATCTTGTTTATCTCATTCTTAAACCCAGCATGAACATCTCCACGAGTCCTACTCTTTGACTGTAGTGCGTTCAAGTCTGCTTTAATATCAGAAAACTCTTTAGGTTCAGTACCCCTAAAAATTACGATTGCGTATTTTTTATTCCATATCACATAACATTGAGCACCATCGTTATCAATAAAACGATAGTTACCATACCCATACTTCTTGAAAGTCTTTTCTGCCTGTTTGGGTGTTTTATATGCGGCGCCAGATAGTGTCGCCATCAAATATGGTTTACTTGGAAATGTCTCCGTCATCTTCTTCCTTTTGTTGCGGTTTGACCGCTTCCTCGTAGTAGAGGATAATTTGTTTTTGTTGTTCAATATACCTTCTCAGTTCTGCAAAATTCTTAGACAGATTTTCATAATCTTTTATAGAAATTGCAATGTATGAATCTGCACCATTCTTGGCCTCAAATTCTTTTTTAAATTCTTCAAAGTTCTCAGTTGGTGATACAACGTAAATACGAATATCATTCATCTGTACCTGTTTAGGATGAGGAACAGTTGGTATCTGTCTCTCAATTAACTTTGTTATAGTAACAACTTCTTTTTCTGGTTTATAGAAACTAGAACAACCACTAATCAGTAGTGTTGTCGCCAGTAACAGACTCAAGGTCACCCCATAGTTTATCTGTCGCATTCTGCATCCTCTTCTCAATCAACCCAGGCTTCTTATTTGCGAGATGGGTTAAATTATGTTTATTTAGAGTATTTCGGAGTTCATCTCCGTAGGCCTCCGCCTTTCGCAAGTCAGTATTAAGTTGGTCAGTGAGTGCGTTTAATCTTTTCGCATCTTCACCCAACTGTTTAATTGTTGCTTGGTTTTCTTCGTTTGCAACCTCTAACTTTGCGTTGTTCTCACGCAACTGTGCAATGGTTGCCTGTGTTGTGTCGTAATAATACTTGGCGGCGTAAGCTGCACCGCCAAGTAATGCGACTATGAATATGATTGCATATAGTCTAATCATTTTGTTTGTAACATTGGATTTTTAGTTCCAAATTTCCTCTCATATGATGGGTCAGTTGCATATGTATCTGACCATCTATTTTCAGTAAATGTTGCAAAGTAAATTAAATCTGCAATATCCCAATGGTTCTCTTCAATCCATTGTTCGTGTTTTGCAATGATTTCTTTTAAGTCTTCAATATCACGTTGAATATTGATTTCGTTTGCAACTGCTGATTTTGCTGTCAGTTCATTCACTTCACCTTTTAATGTTTCGATTGTTTGTGCCTGTTGTGCAGTCCACCAAACAAAAGCAGATACTTGCAATACAATTGCAATAACCACGCCAATACCAAACTTCATATTCATTTTATATTCTCCTACTCAGATTTCCAAATTGTCCACACACCCCATGCGATTGCAATACCAGCAGCAATCTTTGCGAGTGGAGCCATAAAAAGAATCATAAGTCCTAGTCCAATGCATACCGCACCATCCCAAGATGTTCTTTCACCTACTCTGTTTTTAATCCAATTAATCATGTTAGTCTCCTATATTGCTCAAAGGCAAGTTTTGTATTACGAGTTTTAAAGTCCTTCTTACGCATAATTGTTTTCGCAACAAGTTCTAACTCACCACCCTTGAGATTTAATGCGAACGGCATATTCACATCTGTTCGCATATCGTTTAACACCGCTTCGGCATCAGGCCCAAGTTGTGCTATTTTTTTACCGTACTTCTTGAAAGATTGTTTGAATAATCTAGTAAGTTCGGCAGTAGTAATTTGTTTTCTATTTCTTTCGTCATTCACCCTGTCGAGGAAATGTTTGGTGAATTCGACATCAATACCAACGGCACCAAACAATCTGTCTGCGTACTTCTCTAGTTGGTCTAAATCGGATTTAGTGATTTCCTTCTGAGCCTGAAGGTCAACGATTGGATTCATAGTGCCAAGACCAGCCGTTACTGCATTCGCATTTAGGTCTGCAATTGGTTTCTGAAAATTGTATGCAACTTCTCTAAACGAGCGCATGACATTACTTCATAACTACAGATACCAGTTTCATCAATTGTGATTTACCACCTTTGTTAATGATATCCATCATTTTCTTTTTGGTGTCTGGTTTAACTTGGTCAAGAGCCTGCGTCAATGCAGATGCAGTGAAAAGGTCAATACGCATTGTACCATCCTTCATCTTGATTTTGTTGTTCTGTTTTCTTTTGACGATGTTCTGTAAGATTGCAACATTATCCTCTGCAAGAAGATACTCAACTCCAAAGTTCTCAGTATTCTCTTTTACTGTCTTTGCAATTTTAGATTCTCTCTTTGCACGAAGCGTTTCCATTCGTTTTAAGAACGACCTTGCTTCTTTAGTACGACCATCGTACATATTTTTCTTTTTCTTTTTGACTACAACCGTTGAGGCATCATCACCAGCACCAGCGACTGCACCAGTGTTCATGGCCGGGGCATCTTCTGTCTTAATGCCCAATGTCTCATCATTGTAGAAATTTTTCATGATGTCTTGAAATTTTAAACTCATAGTTCTAAATCCTCGATTCCTACTTCTTTGATATCCTCTGCACTGACAAAGATTTTACTCTGTGTTGGCATATGAATTACAGGGAATACATCTACTCCTAAGATAGTATCAGTTGGTGCGATTGCTTCAAATGCTTGTACCTCATCACCTTCTAATGCGTCTGGCGTATTTGCATCTTCCTCATCAAATGCAATATCCTGTGTTAATTTATATATACCTTTTGGTAACTTACCATCCTCTAGTGTTACCTCTTCTACAATAGTATCGTCAAGTTCATATCCATTTTCTTTTAGATACTTGAGGAATTCTTTTTCAAACATCTGGGGGTCATCAACTTCTTCTTTGAAAGTATCTTTCAATAAAAACAATGCAGATGCATATGTACCAACCTTAGTACGCAGGCCGGGCACCTTTGCAAACAACTTTTTAATGTTGAAAACTAATTTGTGTAGAACAGTATATGAATTCTTCTCATCAATTGTTCTTAGTATTGTGGGTTTGTTCGTACCTGGCTCCAGAATACGATTACCTTTTTCATCAATAACACCAAGTTTATACGCCTCCGTCTTTTCAAACGGAGTCACAAGTAACTTAATAAACCTATACGTTACAAATAAATCTATCGCTCTACCCATTATAGTTTCCTTAAAACGCCTGACACATATAAATCTTCGTGTACATCTAAAAGTTCTTGTTCTGGGAGTATACCCAAAAAACTCATGAAAGACTTTAACTGTGACCAGTACTTCGGTTCAATCTTGAATAACAAGAGTGTCGATGTAGCATCTGGCCCGAACACATTATTTAACACAATTATGTGATTAAGTAATAACCGTTCTTTTAATACTCCGTGGTCTGTATATTTTTTGAGTAATCTCTTTATATACTTGAACCTCTTCATATCATCATGAAATTCTTTCTCGCCTTCGCACTGTGGATTGTCGTAATGTTTCAGTGCAAACAACATCACATTCTCATTGGTTATTTTCTCAAACATATTACATAATCTTTGCTAAAATTCTATGCGTTCCCCCACCTGTTCTTTCGTACACAAAATTCAATGACCTTCCACTCTCTTGTTGGTCATCAAACTCATCAATTGGTGTCTCTGCACTTTTACCAAATGCACCACCATACTGAATAAGAGGAACAGAAATCTCTCCACTCCCTTCAGTAAACTGAACGTCACCAAAATGAATGCCCACTCTCATGAGTTTTTGTCTCATCTCTGCGACTGCTTTTTCTGGATTGAGATATTCTCTATCTGCAATCGCACCAACAAATGCATTCAATCTTTCGACTACTGCATCGCTGGACAAGTCACCCAACATCATGTCACCATCAACAGGGTTATCACCGTCTGCTGGATGGGGGGCTTCTTTCATATATTGTTTAAAGGTTTTCATTCTTTTTCCCCTGTTACTTCTTCGTCAAATCCATCATCTTCGTTTGGATTAACTTCAAGAATCTCTTGAAGAGTCTCTTGTTTCTTTTTAGTTTTTGCTGGTTTTGCAACAGGTTCAACTCTTTTTTCTTGGTTAACCATAGGTACGCCACCGGCTCCATATCTTACTGCTTCCATAATTTACTCCTTAGTTAATTACACCAGCACCATTACTTGCAATTGCATACCACTTACTGTTAGTAAATAACAGAGTTGCAGATTCACCAATTGCATTTAATCGCACTTGATTAGTACCAGTTCCAGTACTACCCCAATTTGTTACTGTCAAGTTATATGTGGAACTTGTTGATGGTGCTGTAGTCATGACAATAATCTTGACTTGACCATTTGTACCGTCACCTAAAGTTCCAGTTGCAGTTGTACTTGAAGAAACTCCACTCAAGTCTACGAGTGAAATTGAAGTGGTTGTATTTGGCGCTGTACTGCCTGTAATAGACTGTGCAGTACCATCCAACGCAATGTAGGTTGGAATGTTATTGAACAGATTCGCAACACTAATCTTTTTGTTAACTGGCGTACCAGATGGGTCATCAATTACATGAAGTAAATCCTCAGATGCAATTCCATTACCTAAATCTGATAACGCTGTAATTTTCTTATCGGCCATTTATTTTCTCCTATAAACCATCAACTCATCACCGCTGCGGCGACATCGTTTGAACCCTTTTTCTTCTTGGGTTCAGATGGAATGCTACTGGTAACATCTTTGTCGTTACCACCATTAAGTTGTTGTAGGAACAAGTCACACTGTTGAATTGCACCACTGACAGCATAAATCTGTGCAGTGATATTCTGTTTGTCCTGTTCCAGTTTGTTGAGTGCAGACTTGTGTTGAGCAAGTTCTGCATCCAACGTCTGTTTTCTAATATTAATTTCAGTTTCAGTCAATGCTGACATATTATATCTCCATGATTTAAAATTATATAATTACTTATGCAAGTACTGTATGCGTTACGGCAGTCAGACCAGAAAGTACTAATGAAGCAGCTTGGTTAGTACCGCCTCGTACTGTATCTGAAATTGTACCACCAGCAAGTGCAATGTTAGAACCACCAAGTGTCAATACGTCATCTGCAGCGATTGTCTGTGACGCAAGAGTGAATCTAAGTCTGTTTGCAGTAGAACCTGTTCCAGTGTAGACCAATGTGTATGGGCCTCTGCCTGAACCTGTTCCTTCGTTACCGTTAGCAACTGCAACTGTTGGGTTGCCTGCAACTGTTACTTGTTCGTCATAAGTGATTTCTACAGTAATAGTTTGTGCAGATGAACCAGCAGTCAAGTCGGTTGTAGCAGTTGAACCAATAACAAATCTCA